GGTCCGCTTCTCTCTTTCCCGAATGAAAACTTTAACTCCACTTTAGCACAGAACCCCGGCGTTTACAAGGGTTTGAAAATTAACATAAAAAATCCAAAAAAACTCTTGCATTTTGAAATCAGACATGCTATTATAATAAAGCTGTCCGGCAGGACAGGATGTGCGCCCTTAGCTCAGCTGGATAGAGCGTCTGGCTACGGACCAGAAGGCCGGGGGTTCGAATCCCTCAGGGCGTACCAGGAAAATTCCCTAGAGCCGCAATGGTTCTAGGGAATTTTCCTATCATTTTTTATCTGTGAATTTTGTACGATTTTAGATGCTTTTTTATTGTTTTTAACAGTCCAGTGTGGTACAAGTGTGGTACAGCTATTTCAACGGGAAAAAACAGAGGGTCGATAAGCCCTCTGTTTTTTTATTCGTATTGACGCGAATCCGTTTTTTTGAAATCTACAGGAAGATCGCGCAGAATGGATTTCAAGTACAATACTCAACACCTTGACTCCTTTGGTTGGTCGGCGTTGCCGCTCCACTTTCCTCTCCTCTTGCAATCTCTATCCATGCTGCGCGATACATTCCCACGGTACATCTCAATCCCTCCGCTGGTAGCGTCAGTCGGAACCGTTCATTTTATAGAGCCGGGATCAGCAAAAATAAATATTCTTCGCCCTGCCGCTTTCGCACAGCGCACAAGGAAGGCCCGTCTGCTTTTAACCTGTGGTGCCATACATCTGGTTCCACCGCCCGCCTCATGCGGCGAGGGGTAGCAAATTTCTCCGAAATATTTTTCTAATGTATTGACTACTCCGTTGTTTCTATGGGATAATATAAAAAATTCCAAATTTATGCAGCTTTTAAAGTAGCAAATGGGGCGGTTCTGCAAAATGGACATTAATGAATATATAAAAACTCGAGTAGATAACCAAATCGACTGGTACGATAAAAAATCATTGCATTGTCAGAAGTGTTACAAGCGAATACAATTTTGGGAAATTATTTTTGCTGCAAGTATCCCCCTTCTGTCCGGCTATTCTACAAGATGCTTTATTATACCTATCGTCATCGGTGTTTTAGGTGTGATTATAACAATCCTGGAATCTATCACAAAATTATATAAATATCACGAAAATTGGATACAGTATCGTTCTACATGTGAACTTCTCCGATACCAAAAGAACCTATATTTGACAGGTTCTTCTCCATATAACAACACTGATGACACAATAGATAACCTATTTGTTCGAAATATTGAACAAATAATTTCATCTGAAAACAACCAATGGAAAATGCTACAGCAAGAACCAGTTAAAAAGCCGGAATTGCCGGATCAATCCACATCTACTCGTTCATAAGTCTTATCGAATATATCTGGTTTACACGGATATTGCTCCCCGTTTACTCCGGTGATAATCCAGTCTCCTTTTTGAGCCTTCATGTCTCCTTCAAGCGTTTTAATAATCATATCTTGTTCAGTTTGAAAGGCATCAATTTCAATTGGTTTTTTTCTATATTTCCCCATTTTCTCACCTCAAAAACAAAACATAAAGGAGATGTTCATTATGGATCATTATCACATTTTCATTAGTCACGCATGGAAATATTCTGATGATTATCAAACGGTCGTCAAGTGGATCGACGAAGCAAAAGCAGAAGGGACATTAAATTGGAGTAACTATTCTGTTCCATATCATGACCCTTTGGTTGATCCTTCCACTAAAGTGGGAAAAAGTAAACTCCAAAAATTACTAGAAAACCAGATTTCTCCCGCATCAAAAATAATTGTTATTTCCGGAATGTATGCTGCCCATAGCGATTGGATTGACTTTGAAATTGATACATCTGTTTCCAAGGGAAAATATATAATCGGGTTAAAACCTTGGGGGCAAGAGCGGATTCCAGTTAAAATCCAGAATAATGCAGATATAATGGTCGGCTGGAATAAGAGTTCGGTTATCAACGCTATACTTGGTAAATAATCTTATCGCCGCCCCCTAGTGGGGCGGTTTTTATTTGCGCTTTCCCACTTAGATTGTCACACCCTGACTGCTACCTTTTCAGGGCATCACAGTGAGGGTAGTTTTCAGCGGGATAACGCCGGGGCAGGTCATAGCTGCCACCGCTTCCGCCTCCATGACAGGCGGGCGCCATTCCCTTCTCCGGACCCATTAGGCGCTCTAGGGTTGCCCGGTATAGTGTCTTTCCACAGTCAGCTCCGTGTACTTTGGAACAGTTGGCTTCATGGTCGCCGCAAAGCGGTGCCGCTACCTCGCAGGATAGCAAGAGGCCCATTTTCTCGCGCCCGCAGAGGGGCAAAGTCCCTCGTCTTTCCGAGTCGCCACCAGGTGAGTTTATAGCCGTCAACTGTGTATGGCTTCGCCGCATGGAGGGCGCGACCCTCCGGCCCGGATAATGGGCTGATGCGCTCGTGCGGCACATGGTCCCCCGTCGGGGAATCGAACCCAGGACTTCCCGGTTATGAGCCGGATGCTCTGACCTGCTGAGCTAACGGGGGATTTGACGCCGGCGGGAGGAATTGAACCCCCATCGGTGAAACCGCCTTCGGCTTTCAAGGCCGCGGAATTGCCATTCTGCCACGCCGGCAAATAGCTGGCTCTGGAAATGCCAGCCATGTAGAAGATCAACCGCGGATAGCTTTCTTCAGTGTGCTGCTGGGCGCAAAGCGGGCGCAAACGACATCCTTGGTCATAATGCGTTCCTTTGTGGTGGGGTGAACAAAGGGGTGCCCATGGCGCACCTTGGTGCTGAATTTGCCGAATCCCGGAATGAGGAGGGTGTCCCGATCAACGAGGACCTTCTGGATCTCCGCAAACATCACCTGCGATATCAGCTCCACTTCTCTCTGCGGAATGTTGGTGAGATCAGAAACTCTCTTGCACAACTCTTTTTTCGTCATAGAAAAGACTTCCCTTCTTTTGTTTTTTGCCTGCAACTTTGGCGGAACCGACTGGAATCGAACCAGCAATGAGGGAGTCAAAATCCCTTGCCTTACCGTTTGGCTACGGCTCTATATCTCTATGTGCTACCCGGCGGAGGGACAATGCCCACCCGTCGGATAGCTCCAGCAGTGCTAAAAAGGGGCTGCCAGCTGACAAATAGCTGCCACAGTTACTCTATGATCTCCCATTGTGGGCAGATTGTTTTTTATCTACCATCACGCTCACCCTTCTTCCCAATAGCTTCTACCATGTATCGGCTCCGCAACGCATCTATATCGCACTGCCGTCCGCGCCCAAACATGAATGGGTTGACCTGATAGTGCCCTCTCCGCATTTTTCGTAATATACCCGCGTCGACCATCGACTTCAACATACGTTCGACTTGGCGAACGCTCTTCTCCATCTTCCTTGCCAGCATATCTTTGTCCACAGGACTCAGAGATACCACTTGCCCCGCGTCTGCGAATGTCATGCGGCCTATAACTTCCACTACAAAGCTATAACTCACATCCACCATATCAGGCAGCCTCCATCCCGGCTCAAAAATCTTGATGTAGGCATCGGTCGTGCTTACCACTTTGGTGGTCTCTTCAAAATTTACAAGTTCTCCATTCTCGTCAACAGTGTATCGTTGCACCTTAAGACGGCGGGAAGAATCTCCAGTTTTTGGCATAAAATTCCTCCCTATTTTGCGAGTTAGCGACATCCCATGTCGCTACCAGCGACACCACATGTCGCTAACTCAATACTTAGCGACACCCCATGTCGCTAACTTTTTGGTTGCAAAACAGCTGTATCCATTGCGCCCCTAAGCATACAGGCCGTTTTTGAGGGGGATTTTCCCTTTATTAGTGTTCTATACGATATCAGCTCCCAATTTTGCTCACCAAAAATATTCCAAAAAATGGCACTCTATCCACCACTCGACGCTTGCATCAAGTGGCACGATAGAGTGCCGTCTGCTTCTTCCCTATTCAACTTAGTCTTAATATACCATACTCCAGCCAGGAATGCAACTTTCCGTTGATCTCACGCATGGGAACTTTCTAAATAGTCATTGTTGACCGGGAACGACGAGTAAAGTGCTGCACAGTTTTTGGCGCTCTGAATTCCAGGCCTACTTGGAAAACACCCCCCCGCCCTCTAAAGGCGGTTACATTTCGTTGTATAATGTAACCACTTTTTGAAAATTCGGACAGTTTTCAGAACTTTTTAGCTGTTTTTCGAAAATTCCAGGCGGGAGAACGCCAGAAGCGAAGGCGAAGCACATTCTCCCCCTTCCTCCCCTATCTCCTCCAAACTCCTCCCAAGTGAAGCGCGCGGCCCGTCTGTGCTGGAAGCTCTTCCCCTTCTTTCTCTCTGCTCTGGCCATGGTATGCCTGCCCTTCCCGGGCCTATGATGACGCATGACGGAATGGTATAGGGCTTGCGTGGGTGCTGGGTGTGCCCTTATATGTCAGCGGCCGTTCTGTGGCCTCCTGTGGGCCTCTGAGGGGCGCTGGCGGTGGTGGGCAGGATGCCCCGACCCGCCTCTTCTCCGCCTGTCTGTGTGGGCGCGGGAGTGCCTGCGTGGGAATGTGTCGGGAGGGCTTCAGCGTCGGCGCTGCCCTAGCGGGCCCGCCGTGATCGGTGGCGCTGGTGTTTGTCGGTGGCCTGCGCAAATAGGCATACAAAGAGACGTGGCCGCACTCCTCGTCCTGGAGGTGTGGCGGTCATGGTGTGGCGCTGTTCCTCGTGTGATGGGCAGGTGTGAAGCGGCATACATACGAGCCGCGCCGCTGGCGCTCTCGTATCTCCTCGCGGTGGCCGTGGTGCGCTTGTGGCAGGGGCTGGCGCTCTCTGTGGTCCCTCTCTCCTCTGCTCCCTGCTGGTGGGAGGGCCGGGAAACTGGCGGCCGCTATGCGTCGGCGGCGCCCTGGTGGTGGCCCGGCTGGCGCTCGTCCTCGTCCGGGACATATTCCAGGATGTCGCCGGGCTGGCAGTGTAGGAGGAGACAGAGTCTGGCCAAAATCTCAAACGACACGGGTCGGCCCTCTCGCAATACCTGGATCGTTCGTTCTCCGATTACCTTCTCCCCCTTTGATCCGAGGCGGTAGGTGCTCCATCCTGCGGTTTTTAGGGCCTCTAAAACGTCGAGGCGGTATCTGATAACGCCCACAATATCCCCCCTTCCTGGGCCCTCGCAGGGGCCTTTATTTAGGTCTGATTATACACCCAGTCCGTGCTGTCAATGTGCACAAAAAATATAGGCACAATTCATGCATATTTATCGGGACTATCTGCTCATAATGTGTTGACGTAGGCACAAAAAAGGTGTATATTATAACCATAGAGAGGAGGACAACAAAAGACAGCGAATCACCCCGCCGGGGTCAGCGGCGAGAACCTTGACAACCGAATACAATCCCCGGTATAATGGAAAAGCGAGGTGAGAGAAATGAGCAACGAGGAAAAGATTTTGCAGTTGCTGGAAGCACAGCAGGAAGAGTTCCGCAAGATCAACGGAAGACTGGACGGCATTGATTCCCGCCTGGACGGCATGGATTCCCGTCTTAACGGCATGGATTCCCGTCTGGAGGGAATCGAATCCCGACTTGAAAAACTGGAAGAGAGCGCGGAAATCACCCGTGCAAGCGTAAACAGCCTGCTGGAGTGGGCGGATCACGTGAGTAACGCTATCAGTTTTCCGCTCCCGAAGGTGGAGTAAAAGTACATGAAAACAGGCAGAGGACCGGGAAATCATTCCCGGTCCTCTTTTTTGCTCTGGCCGGTCGAGCGCATCGGCACCGGCCCATAAAACCAACATACGAGAGGAGAACGCATCATGAAAACAATGAACGCCACGGCAACCATCAGCGAAGCTCTGAACGGTCTGGACGCCCTGAAAGCTCGGGTAACCGTCTACGTCCCCGCCACGGTGGGAACATCTGACGCCGCAGACAACGCCCGCGAGGTCGACTCCGTCGCGGCCGCCCTGTCTGCCTGGTTTGGCGGTGCTACTATCCAGCCGGGGGCCGGCTGCTGGATGTCTGAGACCTGCGGTCTCGTTAAGGAGGACACAACAACGATCTATGCCGCCTGTACCGCTGAACATCTGGCGGAGAAGATCGGGGACGTGCTGGAGCTCTGCCGGAATCTCAAAGTAGAGATGAAGCAAGAAGCAATCGCTCTTCAGCTCGACGGTATTCCGGGCTCCAGTGGCCTGTATTTCATCTGAACACATCGCCTTGGACGGCAGGAAAAGCCGCCCAAACTATATCTAAGGCAACAGGCCGGGAGGGAAAGAAAATGAAAGAATACAGGATCAGGGGGACATGGTACACGGTAAAGGCCGGTAGCATCAGACAAGCCCTCCTAAAACTGGTAGACGCTGACGGGGACTTTACTTACCGTGCGCACTGGTACACGAAAAGCCGCCGCAAGTCATGGGCCGAATTTGAGACCAGTTACGGCTATAAAGGGATTTTGGAAGAAGTTTGAACCACCGCCCGCCCCGGAGGAACGAGGGCAGAAAGGATAAAGCCATGACGAGAGAACAGTTTGAGCGGACCAACTGGGCTATGAGCTATGAGGAATTTCTGGCCTGCGACTGTACCCGATGCATTCGGGATGGATGCCCTCACCGAGACGCATTCCGGCGTGTCCCGTTCGTGGACGGCGGCCTCGCCCTCTGCCCAAACCTGAAAGGGCTGGAGGGGAGACGCTGACAGCCGAAACGGCCCCCAGGGCGTCCGCCGGAAATGGACGCCCGGCGCTAACAAGGCAGGACAGACCACAACAACAGGAGGAAAACCCATGAAACGCATCAGCAACCGGGACGCCGACCGGATCATTGCCCACATCATCAAGGCCGGAAAGATCATCGAGGCGGCCAAAGAGCAGAGCGATGACGGCGAAATCTGCATGGACATCGACCGCGCGGAGACCTGCGCTGGAAAAGTGCAGGAGATCCTGATCGCCATCAACAATACGATCTTAGATTGACCATCTGAACAGGAGGCCCCAAATGCACACATTTTCCGAATACCTCGCCGCCGTCGCCGGCGCGGAGAGCCTGGACGCCTTGGACGCCATCGCTGAGGACGCCGCCAACAGCGACGAGCTGACGAATGCAGAGTATGAGGCGGTCTATGCCGCCGCCCTGAGTCGGGCCCAGGACTGGGCCCCGGCCAACTGAGCAGGAGGAAAAGCCCATGAAGCACAAGACCTTAAAAGATGCCGTCATCGCCTGGGACATGGCACGCAAGCGACCCGCCCCCACAGGGGCGCAGATCGCCGAAAAAGCCGATGCCTTCTATCCGCCGGAACAGCGGGAGAAGGACCTGAAAGCCATCCGTACGCAGATCGCCCGATTGGGCGAGATCATCGGATATCACTCTGAACGGGAGGAGCCCCTATGAAGAACCGCCAATCTCTTTCCGCCGCCATCGTGGCCAACGTGAAGCCCCTGGAGAGCCTGTACCCCTCCGCCATCTCCGCCAGAGAGGCGGAGGCCATGGAACGGGGCAGAATCGAGCACGCCGCCGGCGTCGCCTGCCGCATGAACCTCCGGACATTCCGGATCGAGTATTACCGGGAGGATACCGGTGAGATCATCAGCTCTCACATTTAGACTGAACAGCCCCGGGCCCTGGGCGGTGAGCCTGAATCGCCGCACCCCATACACCACGAAGCCAATCAAACACAATGAGGAGGTTAATTTGAATATGAAAACGCTATTTGAACGGCAGGTCTCCGAAGCCTGCGCGGAGCTGCGGAAGATCAAGACCCAAAGGGACTTCTACCGGATTGTAAACGAGGTGAACAACAAATACGGATGCGACGTAGCGAACGCTGCCCGGGAGGCCGTTGGTTGCTACAACTCCGCGCAATATGAGACGGAGAGTAAACTAAATCTCCCCATGAACATGCAGGAAATGACCCTTGAACAGATTCTCACCCTCTGGGATAATACCGGCGCCGCCTCCTATTCTAAGGAATTGGAAACTGTTCGCGGCTGGCTGATGGACGAGATCAAAAAAAGAAATCCCTGCGGATTTGATGCGTGGCTTGACCAAGACGCCCCGGAGGATCAGGACTTGCGCCGATTTGTGACAGTCAACACAATGTGCTTGGGCTGCTCCCTCTGGCGCACTGACTGCGCCGGAACAGAACAGCAGGTTTGGACCGGCTGCGTTCGCCGGAGATGAAAGGAGGCCGCCTGAACATGGTAACCATCACCAGAAGCGAGTTTGAGAAGCTCCCCCGGGATTATAAGGAGCCTTGGCACGACTACTGGGGCGACCATCCGGAATGGCTGGGCCGCTGGACGGCGTTCCTTCCCGGCCACGGGACCACTCTTTTTATTGAGGGCGTATCCTTCGAGATCATCAATGATAAGATCGACTGAATGGGACAAAACTTGATATCTGTGCATAATCAAAATAACCACGAAGTCAGAAACGGGGTGAACATAATATGGGCGAAAACGCTTATCATGCTTCGGGCTGGCCTGCGCTTTATGAAAACTGGGATATCCGAGACTTTCTGGCGTCCTACATACGGCAGTCCCCGGAACAGGCGGAGCAGAACAGAATCTGGAGCCAGATGCAGGCCCTTCGACTATCCATCCCAGATGTCGTAATGGGAGCCGTCGATGCTGCGCGGGTCCATCATGGATCTTTGAGCCGCTGGGCAGCGGCGAGGATCGTGAATCAGATCCTGAAGGAGCACCACGAGGAAATGAGTGACAAAGCAAGAGCTCAATGGAAACGGAGCAGGATTTTAGAATCCACTAGTATCGGATATTTGATAGGAGATAACGGCAAATGAAGACAGAACAGATTCTGGCAGGGGTCAACGCTGCCGCTCAACACCTGAGCGAAGACGAGAAAAAGGCTTTTGACTATGTGGTTTCCAACCAGCTGAAAGAGGGCACCTTCGGCGGCATGGGGGATATTCTGGGCGCCCTGGTAGTCAATCTGCGGGAAAATCTCCGGAACGAAGAGGCGAAACGGATCGGAAGGACGGGGCAAAAGCAGGCTCTGGAGCGGATCGCCAAAAGCCGAGTCGGAGTCAAGCTGGACTATATGAATGGAACTTTCACCAGTCAGGACGGCGCTCGCGCTGTCTGTGACGGATACCGGGCTGTACGGATCACAAACGAGGCCGCAGCCATGCCGGCGGACGCCGTGGAAAGGGCCGTGGATCCGCTGAATATCTGCGCCTGCTATGAATCGAAAGACACCCTTACCCCCTGCTCCATCGTTCCGAATCCGCAGAAGCTGCGTGCCATGATCCGGGAGGCCCGGGGAAAGTATCACGGGCGCCCGGGAAAAAAGAACACCTTCTGCGCCTGCTACCAGTTGGAGAGTGACACTGGAAAAAAAGCAATTGTCAATGCTGAATATCTGGTGGACATGCTGGAAGGCCTTCCCGGGGCATCTGTGCAGATTGGAAACCACAATTCCGTACAGTTTTATGGCCCTGATGGGGACGGAATTTTATGCGGACTTAGAGACACCGCGCTGACCACCCCCGGCACATTTCGCCTGAACTTCTAAAAATGATATGGAGGAAAAAAGAATGGATTTCACAATTGAGCAACTGTATCTTCTGCTTGATGCCTTGGGTGCTTATGAGGGGCAGTACGCAGACACCGCCAGCACGTGGAGAGGAAATGATCCATTTTCTGTCTCTGCCCGTGAAGGTGCAAAAAACCGGCTCGAAAGAATCCGCCATCTGAAGGCCCAGATTCTGGCGCAGATCAACAAGTGACGAACACCAAAGGCCGGGGAACTTTCCCCGGCCTTTGGTGTGCTTTTAGCTATCGCTTTCCCCCGTCTCCGTGTCTGGTACATACTCCAGCAGATCTCCAGGCTGACAAGAAAGCATTTCACAAAGTCGCGCAAGTTTCTCCTGCGACACCAAATCACCACGCCGAATCTGTTGTATGACACTTTCCGCAAGAACTTTCTCCCTCCGGAGCCGATAGGTGCTCCAGCCACGCTCTTTTAAGGCCTCCAGCACGTCGATCTTATAGTTAATCCCCGGATGCTTCGGCAAAGGATTTGTTGTCCGTTTATGGATGGCCCGACTTGCATTTTCATTTCTGGTAATCCATCGGCAATTCTCCTCAATCCGTCCATCAAATCACCGTCCCATCTTGAAAAACAACTTTTGTCCCGCTGTCTCGCGCCATTGTTTCATCTATGGCCCGGTTGATAAACGCCGTGGCGCTCTCTCCCATGGCCTCCGCGTGAGCCTGGACAACGCTGCGTCGCTCCGGCGTCATGCGGACCTTGACCTCTACAAAATCGGACATGTATTTTTTATGGGCCCGCTTTTGGGCCTCGCTGACAGGCTTTTTCTTCTCCAATCAAAACGCCTCCCTTCTGCAAATCAATTATGCCAGAAAATCGAGAATACGACCATAGAAAAATCGCACAAAATACGCCCATATATTTGTACATTTCTTCTCTTGATATATACGACTATATATAATATAATACGACCATAGAGAGAACCAAACCACGAAGCCAATACACGGAGGAACCCATGGAAAACCTGATTTACTGGGCCGTGGTCCTCACCGGGGCGGGCAGCCTGACGAGCGCCCTGTTCCGGCTGGTGGAGACCATCGAGCGCCCCGGCGGCAGACGGGAGGCACCCCGCCGGCCCGGATTCCATCAGAAATCAATATAACACAATCAGTCGGAGGAGAACGATCAATGAAAGTTTATGTCACTGTAGAGCGGGTTCTTTCCCGTGGATATACTGTCGAAGTCAAAGACCCGTCCGAGGTCGAAGAAGCCGCAGAAGCCCTCATGGAGCATCTCATGGAGCATCCAGAGGAGATGGAGGACAGCGGCGAGAACTGGGATTATGCCGTGAGCGATGAAGAAGGCCGGGACCTGATCCCTTGGTCTCGCTGAGAAGTGATGAAGGAGGACCTACCATGAATAGAAACGAAATTGCACGTGCAGTCATGGCTGATGCCTGGAACCTGTATAGAGCCACTGTCGCGGACGAACCTGCTGCTGCAAACCGGGCCACTTTCACCTTCTGCCTCCGCTTCGCCTGGGAGCGGGAGCCCTCCCGCTATGCCTCCAAAATCCGCAAGAGCTGGGAAGAGATGGGAGCTGCCCGTCAGTTGGATGCCTGCCGGAGAATGGCTTTTGCGGCCGCCGGAACCTATGCCGCCAAAACCAGCGGGTATGTGGACTTCAACCGATTGGACCCGGAGGACCTGGCCTCCGATACCTGGATCATTATGCAAGAGCGCGTAGACACGCTGGAGGCCGTACAGGCGGCCCGGAACCGCCGGGGACAGTTGCCCCTTCCCCTGGGAGTTCTGCTTCACAGAGCAGCCGCGGAAGCCCTGCGGCGTGCCATCCGGCGAACGGACAATGACGAGATCGGGGGCGAAGCATACGACACTGCCACCCGCGCTGCTGAGTCTCCCCAGAATACGGCAGACAACGTGATGATCCGCGAAGCACTGGAGAGCATTCGTGAGCCCGAACAGCGGGCAGTACTTGAGTTGCTGATCGCTGGCCTGACCGTTCGAGAGATTGCCGTGGCGGTGAACCGGAGTAAGAGTTCTGTCCAGCGGATGATCGACAGTATCCGCACCGCCATCGCGGCCCGCTTGGCTGCTTGAACAGGAAGCAGACATCCGCGGCGGATACCCGGAGGCGAGTCTTCCGCAATCAGTCCGTGAAATTCTGAGCGGCGTATACGTATATTACTGTACTGTGAAATATACTTACGCCGGAGAATGTCAAATCGATTTTCATTGATCCCTAATTTTGTGGTATAATCAGCACAACAGAATAGCAACTCAATATCGGCCCAAACCGGGCCCTCCCCTGCCAAACCATTCGGCAGGAGGGGGCCTGGATTTATTTTTTCTCGTGGGACAATCCTCTAAAATGTTGCCTATACAGATTGAAAACAACAAAAAAGCCGAAAAACGGCTTAGCAAAACAACAAATTGGAGGATCTGAAAATGTCTGCTGCCAACTTTGCCACCATGGAAAACTTCCCACTGTATGTTCTGAATAGCACCACCTGCCCCGTATGCCCCTCCTGCGGTACTCCCTGGGACAATGACAACGGCGATACCTGCCTTGAGTGCGGATATCAGGGAGAACCGGAGGAAGCCTACGATCCCTTCGAGGACGCATACAATTCCCGCGCCCTGTCTGCTGCCGCCGAGACCGTAAACGACGAGCTGGCCTTCTTCCGCGTCAGCGTCCGAAGTGGCTATTATTTCGGTATGCAGTTCTATGTGGAAGAGCCGGAGCTGAGCCCGGCAGAACTGGACAATGAGGGATGCCGGTACAACTGGGACATGTGCCGCTCCGTGGCAATCCGCCGGAGAAATGCGGAGATCCGCAAAGTGAACCGCTGGCTGGAAAGGACAGCCAGAGAATACGGCATGATGAAGCTCGTATGTGTGGGCCGCTTCTCCAACGGGGAATGCCTGTATCAGGAGGCGGACAGCCGCGCCGCCGTGCTGAAGGCCGTTTCCTGCGGGATCCCCCAGCATATCCCGGCGGACGCGGGACAAATCGTCTGAAATGTGCATACTACAATCAGAAAGCAGAGTAAACTTTCAAAAAATCTTACGATTTTGCAAAGTACACTTTCAAAAATCCAAGAAACTGAAATTGAACTTAAGAGAATCACAATTTGACTTTCAAAAGTCAACAGAAATATGAAGGAGATCTGAAATGAACATCACCGTGAAGATCAACGAAGAGAAGAACGGCGTGGAGCTTCACTTCCCCGCCATGCCATCCCCTGAAATCCTGGACCGCCTGCGTGCTGATCGGGCATGGAGATACCATCGTGTGGGTAAATACTGGTACGCCCGCCGCACCCCTGCTACGCTGGCCTTTGCGGAAGCGTTGGAGGCTGGGGAAGCCATTCCCCTATCCGCGGATAGCCCCCAGGCGGAAAAGCCCGCTAAGAGCCAGAGAAAGCCCTCCTACGAGATGAAGTATCTGTTCTCCGGATATCGGGATGCGAACGGGACCTACTATAAGGGCAGCTGGCGGCTGTGTGACGGCTTCGCTGATGGAAAGCGTGCCTATCAGATCGAGTTCTCCGGTGACTCCTACGGAAATCTCCCCCTCCCAGCCGGTGCGGAGTTCATCAACAACTCCGATTCCATGACCGATTACTTCGAAAGGTCCAGATGGTTCATCTCCCCAGACTGTCCGGACTTTCTAGGCGTCCTGGAGGCTTGGGAGAAACAGGAGGAACACGACCGCAAACGCTTCGAGAAGCTGGACGCCCGACGTGGCGTGAAGAATGACCGGGAGTCCCGCATCGCCTACAAGCAGCGCCTGGGCCTGAACAGAGCGGACGCAGCGGCCTCCGTGGACCGGGAGGACGAGGACAAGCGCCGGAAAGAAGCTGAACGGTTTGCCTATGTGGCCGAGGCTCGCCGACTGGCGGAACTTTTCGTGAGCGCCCGGGCAGAAAGCAATGGGCACGCCTTGGAAAATGCCAAAGCGCAGATGCTGAAAAGCATTTCCGCTTACCAGGATTCCAAGCGTGAAGAGCGCCTAGACAGCCAGCGGAAAACCGCCCTCCGCATGGTGGAGACGGCCCGACAGCGTGGAAACTGTATCGAGCTGGACGGAATCGCCTTTGTCATGGACAGCAGCAGTTTTACGGAGCTGTTCAGCGGCCGGTGCGGAATGGAGTATACATTGAACGCCGTGGACACCATTTCCGGGGACAGGATTTACAGTGGAACCTTTGACAGTGCCGAGGCACGAAAACGAAAAATCATTGACATCCTACGGGACAAAACCATGGACAGCGAGGCCCGCCGGGACCTGGTATCAATCGGAACGGAGGCCGTAAATGTTTAATTCGGAATACACCTACAAGCAGGCAGTCGAAGAACTCCAGCGCCACGGGATCCTCCGTTACAGCGCGGAAAAGGCCCTGGATATGGCAGCCAGAAAAACCGCCGCTTGGATCTTCTTCGGCGGTGGATCGTGCTGCAAAGTGCGCTTCCTCCGCCTGGGGGACCGCGGGAGCAGTGAGGCGTTTTCTCTGGAATTTGAGGAAATCAGCGGGACATCCAGTGTTTTTCCCGTCTATCTCAGATAGAGAACCAAACAAAACCACGGGAGGAAAATAACAAATGAAGTCTTTTACATACCTGGGCCTGACCTTTGAACCCGTCCGCAATACAACGCCCAAGGAGAGCGAAAACCTCTCCGCCTATATCGCCCCCTACGCAGAAAGCCCCGGCAATTTCAACTATGATGATTTCTACAAGGCCGCCGGCGCCAGTTGCGTGGACATTTACCGCCTGAATGGGGATCTTGTGATGCCTTGCGGCGCCACGCTGATGAAGTTTCGAGACCCGGACTTGCCGGAGCACTACTGCCGGGAGATGAATCGGCTTCTCCCAGCCTCCTGCTCCGCTTCATTCTCCATGCTGTTATCCGTCATGGACGAAACCGGGAAAGAGGGATTCTACCCTACCCCTGCGGACCTGGCAACTGAAATGGCCCAGGAGATCGACGTGGAGACCTGCTACCACATTCTGGAGCCGTCCGCCGGAAAAGGAGATCTGGCAGAGGCTATCCGCAAGCGCGGTAAGTTCCGCAGAGGCAGTGCCAACATGGACATCGACTGCATCGAGATCAACCCTGACCTCCGGGCCATTCTGAAGGAGAAGGGATTCCGGGTAGTGCATGATGATTTTCTTTCATTCGACACCTTCAAGCAGTATGACGCGATCCTTATGAACCCGCCCTTCAAGGATGGGGACCGGCACCTGATGAAAGCCCTGGATCTGGTGAGCGAGAACGGTGGCCAGGTGGTGTGCCTGCTGAACGCCGAGACCCTGCGCAACCCCTGCACCAACTACAGAAAAGAGCTAAAAAAGCGCCTGGACGAACGCGACGCCAAGATCGTTTACTTCCAGGACCGGTTCGCCGCGGCAGAGCGGAAAGCCGATGTCACCGTTGCAATGGTCTCCGTGAAGTTTCCCCCTGTCCAGCGCCGCAGCGACTTCTACGACCGTATGGAGAAGGCGGATGAACAGGCTCACGCCCGCCCCGTGGACGATGTGGAGGACCTGGCTCCAGCCGACTTTATCGAGCGGATCTGCCGCCAATTTCGTATTGAAGTTTCCGCCGGCATGGAGCTGATCCGCCAGTATGAGGCCCTGAAGCCCTATATCCTTCGGGAGATCCCGGATCCCGCCACCGGGAAAACGCCATACAGCAGCGGTCCTATCCTGACCCTTGGAATCAGCAACAACTATTTAGCAGAGTCCATGCGCTATGACGGCGTGGTAAACCAGTACGTCCGCCTCACCCGCTACAAATACTGGCAGGCATTTTTCCAGAACGACGAGTTTACCAAGAACCTTACCAGCGACATGCGGAAGGAATGGGAGCACCGGATCGACGATCTCAGCAACTACGACTTCACCCCCTTCAACCTGAAGACCGTCCTGGTGGAGATGAACGCCCAGATCTTCCAGGGCGTGGAGGACTCTATTCTGAAGATTTTTGAGCAGTTGACGGCTCAGCACAGTTGGTATCCGGAGTGTCAGAACAACATCCATTACTACAACGGCTGGGCCCACAATAAGGCTCACAAGATTAACACGAAAGTGATTATCCCATCCTACGGTGTTTTCCCGGACTGGAAGTGGAGCAGTGACACCTTCCGCGTCCATGAGGCCTATAACCACCTGGCAGACATTGAGCGGTGCTTCAACTTCCTGGATGGCCATACCACGGCAGACATTGACCTTTATTCTGTTCTGAACGCCGCCAACGCCGCCGGACAGACTAAGAACATCCACTGCAAGTTCTTCGACGTGACCTTCTACAAAAAGGGCACCACTCACATTAAATTCACCAACCAGCGGCTGCTGGACAAGTTCAACATCTACTGCAGCCAGAAGAAGGGCTGGTTACCCCCCTTCTACGGAAAGCGCCGGTACGAGGACATGGGGGCCGAGGAAAAAGCCGTCGTTGACGATTTTCAGGGGAAAGAATCCTACGAGGAAGTTATGCGCAATCCCGCATACTACCTCCCTGACTCCGCTTCCCTGCTGTCCCTTCCATGCGCCGTATAAAACACAAAATAAAGCGCCCCGGCTGTCTGCTGGGGCGCTTAAAAATCGTTGGAACACTACTTTCCCTTTCGTATGTATTTCAAAAGCTGAACTAGATAATTACCGTCCAATTTCTCTGTTTCATCCGGATCCAATATTCTTTTATCAAACTCGCAGAATCCGTTTCTTTTGTAGAAATCCTTTAATATTTCCTTATCTTCACACTCAACATACGCAAATCGTCCGCCAAGATCGAACTGGATACGGCTGATACGATCACAGGCCTCAATAAGTAGATCGTCCCCTGTGATCAGTTTGTTGTAGTCGTTTGTGTAATTCTTTCCCAGCTGCGCGATTAGTGGAGCGGAAAGAATATAGGCTTCCAAATCCCTGTCAAAAGGAGCAAACTTAGAAATTCTGCGGCGAAGAGAACTACTATGTTTGTTCAAAAATTTTGAGCTGATTCGAATGTATTTGTTTGCCAAAGTGAAATATCCAACAAGCACCGGCTCTTTTTTATAGGAAGCAAATACCAAATGCGTTTTGGCCCATCCTTGAATTGCAAAATCTATGGCTTTGTGCTTCAGAAAATCCTCCACGTCTTTATTCAATGGGCAAGAAAAATCGGAGAGGAGCTCTTTAACGGTATCCTCTCCGATCTCTTCAACGAAAACCGTCAGGTTTACAACCTTATAACCAATCATGGGTTCTTCTGTTCCTTACCAAACATTTTTCTAATCTCTTCTCTGCTGGCATCGGAAAAAGCACGGCTGCGGAAAACATCTTGTGCGTGTTTCCCGGATGCATTTTCAAGCGCATTGACAAGCGCAAGCGCAGACTTCTTGGTCTTGATATTGATGCTTTTCAGAATGCTTTTCGTTGCCATAAATAATCACATCACAATAAAACACAAAACAGAAAAATAAAACAGAAAAAGTCAGACGGCTTTTATCTAAACGTATTATATGCTCAAAAAAAAGAAATGTAAACCTAAAAATTAAACAATTTTTAGGTATTTGAGTTGTTCGCACCGCCGGAATATTGAGAAATAGGGCCGCCTAATTAGGCCGTTCATTTTCTGAATAGGCATTCCATTCCCTCTCAAATTGGTCCATAAGTTTTCTATAACTATACGTAGAACTGGAAATAAGATAGACGATTGCAGTAAGAATAACTGGAACAATCAATGAAACGCATTCGAGGTATGAACATGACTCTATATTAGGCATATATTTCAGGTAAAAAATGCAGCTGGTCGCAATGCCAAGCAAAACCATTTCATGGTTGACTAGCCACGCAATCGGTTTATAGAATTTACAGAGATTCTCGGGCACTGTCCTCGTTCCTATCTCAAATTGCATTTTTTCTGCTGAGAATTGCCTTAAAAAGGAGTTAATATGCGCACAGGAAAGCCGATAATACGCAATGCGCGCAGAAAACGGGATTATTAAACAAAATGGGACTAGGCAAAACCAGGAACTAATTGAATCTAGTTTTAGAGTCAGTGCTACACCAAGTATTGCTAAAACTGCCGTGAAAGAGAATGTTAACAGATTATTTCTCGTTGTATCGAAAAATTCAAGACGTCTTATTAGTTTGTCATACTCTTTATCGGTAACTCTGATATTCATAACTCCACCCTACTTTCTTCCATCTTTTGTCCAATTATTTCACTTCTTTTCTAATATTGTCAAGGAAATTTTCATAAATCGCCTTAAACCCACACTCATTGTTGATAATTTTCAGGGGAAGGAGAGTTATGAGGTGGTGGTGAACGGTCCCAGATTACCTGACAGATACTTCCCAGATACGCTCCCTCCCCGCCGCCGGATGAAATTTCTTGTCCTCACAATAAAATCACGTTCTGTCTTGGCGGAAATTGTCTGAAACCGTATTGCGCCCCTGTTTCTCCCGTGTTATGATCGTATTACAAATGGGAGGAGGAATTTTCCATGGCTCTGATCAAATGCCCCGAGTGCGGTAGCGAAGTCAGCGATAAGGCCGCAAGCTGTCCAAAATGCGGCTTCCCCATCCAGAACATTCCCCGGAACACACCAGATCTCACGCCCCCGCCTGATGCGGCGGATGACCCGAAAAAGCGCGTGAATGGAAAGCGGATCGCCTTGATCGCCGTCGCCGCCGTGGTTGTTCTTGCCATCATCGTGGCAGCTGCCGTGTACCTGTCCGGCTCCGGTATCCGAAACGCGAAGAAAGCGGCGGACGCCGCCGTCACCGCCGTGGAGAACTATATGCAGTCCGCCATTGACAGCGGCGTACTCCTGTCTGACGAGGCCCAGACCGCCGCAAAGGACGCCGCCTTGGCGGATTACGCCGCCGCCTTGGTCTCTCTGTCCGGCGAGGATCTGGACGAGGTAACAGAATACGCCGAGGATCGGATGGCGGACAGCCCCTTGTACGATGACTTCTTGGAGAGCTTCTTCGATGGTTGGGAGCGGGAACAGCGCATCTCAGAGGATGATGACTCCCCTGCTCTGACCCGCGTGAAGGACAAGGCGGACGCCATGATTCCCGCCATGGAGAACTTCGAGCGGTTCTTCATCGCCCCCTCCACCTACCCGGTGGAAGAAGTATCGGAGGCGTTCGAGGACGCCAACTATGATTTTGGACGGTTCTTTGAACAGTTGGCCCCCCAGGAGCAGACAGAAGCTATGAACTACATGGAGTCCAGAGCCATGCAGAGCCCCATGTACCGTGACCACCTCAAAGAGTATTTCGAGGGATACCACCACTGAAGCAAAGGAGCGGCGCTCACGCGCCGCTCTTCTTTTCGCCCAAAAACCTACACCCATTTTGGTACATATCCGAATTTTCCTGCATAATCAAAGAAAAAGATATTGACTTTTCATGTACATGGAAATATAATAAATATGTACATAGAAAGGAGGCTTTGAAATGTCGCCCCGTACAGGCAGACCCAAGGCAGAGAACCCCAAGAATATCCAGGTTAAGTTTCTGGCAGACCGTAAAACCGTTGAAGATCTGGACTTCTGCTGTGTGAAACTCTCCAAAACCAAAAGCGACATCATCCGCATGGGTATTCAAAAGGTGAAGGCCGAGGCAGAAAAATAGAGTGCTGGCCGCCCGGAAAAGCACACCAACACTCTAAATCCCCAGAGGTTTCCCTTCTGGTAAATCTACTCTACCATATGGGAGCCTCTAAATCAAGTAAAAGAGGTTCTGAATATGCAGGAAAACAAAATAGACATTGAGAACGCCAAGGTCTCCCTAGAGGGGATCTGCGCCACCCTCTCCCTCGTCCTGGAGGACATGGACGACCAGAACACGAAATGCAAGGGCCATGAGTCCGTGCTCTTGAGCCGACTGGAAGCCCTGTACCTCCCCGCCCTGGAAATGGTCCTGTGCTCCGCCAGTGACCTGGCCGGCAGGATGTGAGGGGGTGGGCCGTGTGGATGACCTGATGGTGTTCAGCAGCCCCGAGTTCGGCCAGATCCGCACCGTGGAGATCGGCGGAGAGCCCTGGCTGGTTGGAAAGGACGTGGCAAAGGCCCTGGGCTACAGCAACACAAAAGACGCCCTCGCAAAGCACGTTGACCCGGAAGATAAAGGGGGGTCGCAAATCGCGACCCCCTCCGGGACACAGGAAATGACCGTCATCAACGAGTCCGGCCTGTACTCCCTGGTCCTCTCCAGCAAGCTCCCCGGCGCGAAGCGGTTCCGGCGGTGGGTGACGGGGGAAGTCCTTCCCTCCATCAGAAAGACCGGCCTTTATGCCACGGAAAAGACCGTGGACGCCATCCTGGCGGACCCGGACGTGGGTATCCGGCTTCTCACCAGCCTGAAAGAAGAGCGGGCCCGCCGGCAGCATCTGGAATCCCAGGCTCGGGAGAACGCCCCAAAGGTGCTGTTTCACGATGCTGTGGGTGCCTCCGATGATACCATCCTGATCCGGGATCTGGCGAAACTCCTTGCCCAGAACGGTGTCCCCAATATGGGTGGCACCCGTCTGTTCAGCTGGCTCCGGGACAACGGCTACCTCTGCAAGGAGGGAAAGAGCCGCAATCTCCCCACTCAGCGCTCTATGGAGATGGGCTTGTTCCGTGTCCGGGAGAGTGTGCGCATCCAGAATGGAGACTCTGTTACCGACCAGACCACCCGTGTTACCGGAAAGGGGCAGCAGTATTTCATAAAGAAGTTTCTGGGGGGCAGGGGATGAACCCTGCCCCTCCTCTTCTCCTCCCCCCTCCCAAAAAGTTTGCCTTTTCCCGGGACAACAGGTAAAATAAAAGCATAATGAAAGTGAAGGGAGTTGAAACCACATGACGAGAGAAACGCAGCGGTTCATGGAAGTTTCGGCACTTTACTTACGGGATTGCAGAATCACAGCGTCGAAAACAACCATCGACAATAGAAGCCGTACTCTGTCCATGTTTTTGAAAAGCCTGGATGAAAACGGTGACGATCCTGATGTGCTGGGCGTCATGAACTGGAAGTCCGGCATGGCGGAGCGGGGCTTGAAGAAGTCCTCCATGCGCCAGTATTTGTCCGAACTGCATGAATTCTTCAGATGGGCTGTCGAGCATGGCTTTTACGAATCCAATCCGGTGAAGCGGTCCGATATTCCGAAGAGCAGGCAGCAGCCATACCACCTCATGAGCGAAGATCAGATGCTGCGGCTTCTGGAACATCGGCGCCCAAGCCATGGAGTAGAGAAGACATGGCTCAGAAACCGGGCAATCGTGGTGATGTTCATTACCACATCTGTTCGGAACAGCGAGCTCTTGGATCTGGTGGAAAGCGACTTGGACTGGGAGAATCATCAGATCTACATCCGCAGCGGAAAGGGAGACAAAGATAGGTTTGTACCCTTCCCCAAGATTGCGCAGGCCGCCATACGCGAATATCTGGCAGCCGGCTACCGCCCGAAAGAGGTCGGACCGGATGCGGCCCTGTTCGGCTATGTGGATGAAAAAAGCGGGCGGTGGAAACCGTTTGCCAGCCGGATCATCGTCTCCAAAATCGTGAACAGCTATGTACACGGCATGATTCCAGAGTATGAAGCAAACGTAAGAAGCCACGCCTTGCGGCACATTGGCGCCTCCCTGCTGCTGACAAACGGGGAAAGCATGGAGCAGATCCAGCAGACGTTGGGGCATTCTGATATGAGAACCACCAAAATTTACGCGGCCCGCCTCCGGCCTGACAAAACCCATGTCGAGACCGCAAACCGTATTTGGGAGGAGATTGCCTATCAGACCCGGCTCAGCGAAAAAGAGGCCGAACGGCTTCAGGAGAAAATGCCTCAGGATGCCACCGTGTCCGGGCTTTCTGCCCCGGCAGGTGCGGATTCCGAAATCCAGGAGGGCAGAGAACCGGCTCTCCGGAATCAGGGGCAGCCGCCTCCGGAAAAAGTCAGGCATACATTCGACGGAACCAGAAACCTATTTGGTGACACATTGATGTGATAAAATCGAAAGGAGAAACTGTGAAAATGGGAATCACAAAGAGAAATATGGACGGGAACTTCTTCCAGGGGAAGACCATTGACGCGGATGCTGCGGCCAAGATGCAGGTCCTGAAGAAAGCGTTGGATTCCTTAAGGGCCTCCTCGTTCCTGAAGGAGTATGAGGTCCAGGATGCCCCCAACAATCCAACTGCGCAGATCATTCTCACATTCCCGGCGGTTATCACGTTCCGGGGAGACATGAAGGGCCTTCTTCCCTCCATGCTCAATCTTGCGGACAGCTATGTGATCATGACATCTGAGAACCAGATCCGTGTCACCCTGATGATCACGGATTATTGGAAGGAGTGACGCCATATCATGCTTGTGACCAACTCTATAAAAAAGCGGTATACCGTTTCGATTTTTGGCCATGGGCCCAATGACTATCGGTGCAGCTCCATCGTCCAGTGTGAATGTTCCAGTTCGGAAGAAGCAAATCTTCTCGCCCAGTCCAGAGCACGTGAGATGCAGGAGCGGCATCCGAATTTGACGAATGTCGAGTATCAGGTGCAGGAAGTGGAGGGATGATCCATGAATGCGCACGAAGAAGCCATGCAGATATGGAAGTACCTGGAGCCCATGGTTGAGAGGAAAATTCGGGATGCGATGGCCCCCGCTGTCAGACGTAAGAACTTTGAAGTTGCGGCGGCGCCGAACGGCACAACAATTGGTGTAAGAGAACCTGGAAGCTCCAAAGTAATCAATATTCCCTATGTGGCTGCTCTTGAAAATGTCACAGTAGGTTCTACTGTGCAATGTGAGTGGACCTATAACATGACCAATCTAATCGCCACGGCCCACGGAAATGGACTGTAAGCAGAAGATTTCCATAGAGAATAAAGGAAAACATCCGCAGAGGGAGCTCCTCTGCGGATGTTTTATTTAATGTCAGACCAGCATTTTCGCATTCACCCATTGGTTGTAGCCGATGCGCCCCCAGATGTTATCCCGCAGCTCATATACCGTCACAACATCTCCCGGCTTCAGATACCGCACAATATTGGGCTTCTCCCCCAATGGAGGAAATCCAGGATCTGATCGGACCGGCACCACCGGATTCTCCGCCCGAACTCTCATCCGAATAGAGATTCCCTGCATCAGCAGATCAAAATTGGAGGGGCCCTCAGGAGCCTTGCCCCGCTTCTCCCTCTGAAACGCCAGAAGATACAAGTACGCTCTATCATTTCGCCCCGGAACCATCCATTGTGACCGTAGAAAAGCCGAGCATTTCCATCCATCGCAGAACAGGAAAATCGTATGGCACTTCTCCTCCAGTAGAATTTCTTCTGCCTTCCTAAGAGATATTCCGCCAAGATCGCCGCTTTTCCTGGAGCGGCCGCTTCCATTTATGGAACTTAGAAAAATCGGATTTCCGCTTTGATTGAATCCGACCATGGAAAGGCCTTTTGGCTTCTCCCAGTAATCTTCAGGCTCTTTATGGAAAAAATCGTAGGTGTCCGGCGGGTTTGTATCTCCGTCCAGCAGCAGACAGCGGAGCGGAGCCACCCAGTTTTTCCGCTGTTGTCCATGCGCATCCAGGTGCGAACCGTATCGGAGGGCCCCGGCACCGTCAATGTAGATGCCGGGGCCATACAGCGGACTCCCCTTCAGATACGTCCCATCCAAGATGATGCCGGATTTTGGAACCATATCATGGGTGAATGGAACGAGTGAGATCATGCGCTGGAATTTCGTCTTGGCACGCACTTTCGACAGCGGCAGATCCCTTCCATTCAGGTACAGGCCAAATCTCCATTTTTGGTTCGGGAGCTCCTCTTTGATGACTCTGCCGTCCATGCGTGAACCCCTGTTAATCCTTTCCCAGATGCTTTGCCAGCCGCTTCATCATCGTACACAGTTTCTGAACTGTGACGGGTTGTGACAGCATCAGATCTCCATCTGCATTGCCCCGCAGAATGCCATTCTCCAGTGCCCAGGCCACGCCTTCCTTGTGGGCGGAGGACGGTATGTTATCAACCGATGCTTCCTGATATCCGGGCCAGCCGGACACCACGACCTCCTTGCCGGATCGGTTATCCCACCTGGATCGGCTGGATCGTACATCCACATGGGTAAAGGACTGATAAACACCGATACCGCCGGAATTGGGCTGCAGATACTCGGCGTACTGCGCTACCTCCAGCGGCGTTGCCCCCTTCACCACGATATCTGCGGCCGTGCCTTTAACATGTTGACTGTTGGTGGCACCCCCAACCTGCTTATTGTAGGTGGATGTCCGATATCCGCTGTTGATGATCACCTGATCCGCAAAGTGGTCCCGTATCTTCTGCAGCAGATTCACCAACTCCTCAGAGATCAGCACGGTGTCGGATCCGTCGTTGCAGGCGAACTCCTTTACTCGGAAATTGGTAGACAGATAGGTGCTGCCATCCTTTTTTGCGGAATAGGTTTTGACGCCCATGGGCAGTTCCTCCTTTTTCAGAAATACCAAGATATAGTCGTGAATCTTCCGGTCACTATCAGAGATCAGCTTATTTCCCCGGAACCAGCAGGAGGAAGAACCGCCTCCATCCAGCATCACGGCGCTGTCCCATCCGGCGGCCGCCAGGTCATCCCGCAGCGCCTCCGGCGTACGGGCCATGCTCCCGCCGTCCCGGGTGCAGTACAGGGACAGCCGGTCCCCTTTGATGCCGATTACCGAGCGTCCCCGCTTGCCTCCTTGCCCGGAGTCATAGGTCAGTTTTGACAGCGGCTTGCTAGATACGATCAGTGGCGTACAGGCGATATAATCGCGCCGTGCCGGGTCCGGTAGCGAGTCCATGAAAATATCTGGCCCGTCGTCCCAGGCGTAGCCCATCACACTGTAATCAGGATTGCAGAGCACAGTCCCGTCTACTTTGAGATGGCACACCGGCGCAAAGGTCCTCGTATTGTACAGCGTCCCGTTTAGGATGTAGTCCGCGCCGGTCTCCGCCTGGATTTGAGGCAGAGACCGGCGGGCGGAATTGACATAGATCTGAATGCGCTCGATGCTGGAAAGCGGGACGGTGACTGCCAGATGGTCAGCCATCGCTACCACTCCCCATTTGTTTGAATACCTGATTAACGCCAGTTGCGGCCAAACCGCTGACAATGCCCACAGCCGCTGCGGTGATGTAGTCCGTGGCCGGGAAGTCCGGCATGAGGAACATACCCGCGACCCCCAGCACTGCGCCGCAGACGCCACAGATGATAGGAATAAACTTGCTGTCCAGAGAGGAGGCCTTGACGCCCTGACCGATCAGCAGGCAGATGACGGTAATTGCCGCCACGCCGGTGATGCCAAGAGAGGAAATGTCCATCTCAGTCCGCCTCCGTCAGCACATCGCCCCGCAGGCGGTATTTCCGCCCGGCAATGTACACATAGGCAGTTTCCTGCCCCATGTCCACGTCCACAGTGCGGCCGTTCACCACATGAACCTTTTCCAGGCAGCCAACGCCGTGATCCATCAGGCCCCAGCCGTTGGCCTCGTCCGGCGTTTCCCCTGCCCGGGTCTCCAACAGCTCCCGGGCGGAGAAGAGATTGCGGGCGGGGTCCAGGGTGAGCCCGCACCCCAGCTCCTTCAGCGCCTGATTGGTCTCGTCCAGGGGCTTGTCCCCTCTGGTGTAGTCATGCAGGATTTCCTCAAGGTTTTTCATGGTATGTATCTCCTTTCAATTTCCGGGATATTCCCCGGTTGATTACAAGTTGTTGACTGCCAATACGAGCAAAGCAATGACCAGTGCGGTCCCAAGGGACGTGGCAACGCCTACGATCACTTTGTCCTTGATGTCGCGTAGCCGCCTGCCGGGCTGCTCCTGAATCTCGTCCAGGCGCTCCACCAGAGCGTCCAGTTTTCCTATCAGTTTGTTCATTGTGTCCACCAGTGTCTTAATCTGCTCCGTCTGCAGGACGTTGTCTCGCTCCAGTTTTCCAAGGCGGTCAAAAATCTCTGCGTGGGTATCGTGCGCTCGGTCCAGTTCCCTCTGTAGGCTCTGGACCCGGGCGTCGCAGACACACTCCCGCTCCGGGTTCTGTGCGCATTGAGCCATTGGAATCACCCCCCTAAATTACCCGATATCGGGGCCTTTCGCCGCCGGCCACGGCGTAGCGCATCCAGTCAAACACTGGGATAAACACCAGGCACAGTCCCCACCAGATGGCTGCAAACTGCGGGCAGATCTGGCCCCAGAGATTACCCCAGAGGTCAGAATAATCCCACACACCCAGCCCTAGCCAGACGTTGAGGATCAGCCCGGCAATCAGCTCCGTCGCCGTCACCAGGACTGCGCACCCTGCCGCCTGCATCCACAGGGGCACATCCCAGGGCATCTCCGCCCCGGCTCGCTCGATGGGAATGCAGAGGATGGCCGCCAGCACCAGCATGGTCCAGCTGATCCGCTCCGGCTCTCCCCGCGCAGTTTTATAGGCCACCTCCAACAGGAAGTACGCCGCGCCGCCCCAGGTCCACATCAGCACGGACAGCACCCAACGCCCCGCCCGGCTCATGCGGCCGCCCCCACGCTGTCGTAGTCCACCACAATGGCTTCTAGGGCCTCCATGTTCTCTGCGTCTCGCATCGCCACTTCCTGGGTCTGCTGGTACGTCACAAGGGCTGTGACGCGGGCGTCAATGGCAAAGGCCAAGGCGCTCAGCTCCTCCAGTGTCCACGCTTTGCACACCTCTCCAGTGGAGTTCCAGGTCAGGGTGTACGGTGTGGATGTCTGCTGGGCCATGGAGGCCGCCATAAGCTTGCTGGTAAGCTGTTGCTGCTTTTCAGCGGTGATAGCGTAATACTCACCGTCTGTCCATTGCAGCGGATGGGCTTCCAGGTAATCCGCCAGATCCGCCTTGGACTTTGCGATCCTAGCCTCTTTGGCAACCTCCAGCTCTTCTGATGGGCTGGGGGCCGGGTGTGCCGTATTCCAGGTATTAAGCGCCTCCTGGTTCACGGTGTATCCAGTCATGACATTTTCCTCAAATGTTGGGAAGATAAAACCCTTTGCCTCATAAAAAGCGGCTAGGTCCAGATCATCCGGAACCATGGCGCAGCCATCCGGCAGTGCAGATAAGGACCCCTCCTGGATCATATAGCTCCCGCCAGGGGAAGGACTCGTGTGTATAATTCTCATACGCATACCTCCTGATTCATTAAAAAAATAGAGAGAAGGATTGATTATGTATTTGGGCTATGTCAGAGTCAGCACCGGGAAGCAGACGGTCGAAAACCAAATGTTCGCCATCGAGGATTTTTGCGCCCACCAAAACCCGCCGATCCACATTGATGACTGGATCATCGAGACCGCAAGCGGGATGAAGCACTTCGACAAGCGAAAACTCGGCAAGCAGCTCCAAAGCGTCACAAGCGACGACACCATCATCTCCACCGAGATCACCCGTCTGGGCCGGAGCCTCCTTATGATCTTCTCGATTATGGCGTACTGCCTGGGCAAGGGATGTGGGATCTGGACGATCAAGGAAGGCTGGCGGCTAGGAGACAATCTCACGAGTAAGGTCTTGGCGTTTGCCTTTGGTTTGGCCGCTGAGATTGAGCGGGCGCTGATCTCTGAACGGACGAGGGACGCCCTGGCCCGCAAGCGTGCTGAAGGTATCCGCCTTGGCCGCCCCAAAGGAGCGCTTGGCAAGCACACAAAACTTTCCGGAAAAGAGGAGGTCATCCAAACCCTCCTGGATCTCGGAAACAGCTACGCTTCCATTGCCCGCTCCCTGAAGGTCGACCGCTCCACGCTTGTCCGTTTTTGCGCTGCCCGTGGGATAAAACGGTCCGTAGATTGCAACAGTATGGCGAGCTGACAAAATCTGTTGCAGATTACAAAGCCCTTTTTCCGCACGCTGGCCTGCTTTGGGGCGGGCCAGCGTCTTTTCCTCCGCTTCTCGCTTCGGCATTTATTCGTTCGATTTTGTGCCTAAGCTGGTTATGATTACCCGCTACCGCACTGGAACATCAAGTATTGACTATATATTTCCGGGTGATAGTGAGGGCAATTACTGGTTGATGGACGCAAATACTCTTCCAGATTCTGCTATTAGTCTTTCAGGATATGTTGGGACAGGATTTGGCAGTGTGTTTGGGTATGGCGGGGGCGCTAGTGTCGGATACAAGTCCTCGGATCAGCGGACTATATACTGGTATTCTGGTAAGGACGCAGCAAGTCAATTTAATTCAGACGGAACAACATACTATTACGCGGCCATCGGATAATTGTTCGATTTTCCACCGCAGATTATAGGTATAATAGCCCAGAGTAATGGAGGCGATATTGCCAACATTGCCATAGGGAATACGAACAACACCATTTTGACCTCCTACCTCACAACTGAACCCATTGCCGGTGCTGGTCTTGGCGTGGACTCTCGAAATGTAGGTTATAAGTCAGCAGATGGAAAAACTATTTTCTGGTATTGCACTGCAAACAATATCTCCATGCAGTTCAACAGTTTAGGCGTCATCTATTATTACTTTGCCATCGGGTAATCGTTCGATTTTTCACCTAAGTTGATTTGGTTGTTTGGGGCCGGTTTCGGAGATATGCTGTGGAATTCTCAGACGCTTGCTAATAAAAGCATCGTTCCCCCCGGAGACCTCACAGCTGCCTTCCAAAAATATCCGTTTCCCTTCGCCGAAGGTTATCAAAGTGGCGGTGGGGCTTATCCGTATGAGTACATTTTGGAGCACTATGCTGCATTCCAGAGCAACACACTGAGATGGTACACAAAATACACGCAGAAGAGCGGAAATAGCCAACCTGTAGAGGTCGACAGCGCCGCATACCAGCTCAATGCAGCGGGGACCGAATATGGATGGATCGCATTTGGGTAACAGATTATCTTCATCCGATTGCAAAGTAATAATACGTTCTTCCTGCAAAATTGAACTGGTCTTCGTATTTGCTCTGAGTGTACCAGAAAATGGTCTTTCCATCATTTGATTTATAGCCCCAATTTGATGGACTACTGTTGGATCCAGGGCCAAATCCCGCACCACTCTGCGGCTTAGTTGTAAGATAATTTGTCAAAAGAATGTAGTCATCTGCCGCCAGATAACTGGCGCCTGTATTGTTGACGATCAGCCCGCTATTTGTATAAGCTATGAGGCCAACAATCTGTGGCGAAAAATCGAATGTTAAACTGCACGGATGATCGGCCCCAAAAGTGCCAGTTCCGACGTAGGAGCCGGTAACGATATGCACCTGATCACTTAGCTGGCTCGAAGGGACGGTGATCTGAGAGCCGGCCTTATTGACCAGCTGGCCGCTACTGTTCAGAAAGACTCCGCTTGCAATACTTTGAATGATTCCGGGTAAATTGTCCTTAATTTGCTGGTCATCCGCCTGCAGTGACTGACAAATGGCATTCAGCTCCGCCGCGTTCAGGGCGGGCGGCCCGCCGTTCTGCCAGTTAGGGGATACATACTTTCCATTTTGGATCGGCATAATGATACGCTCCTTCCATGTGTTGGCCTCCATTGGCCCGGGAAGCGGAATTTTGGTGTTTGCTCGTTACAGAAACAGGAGATAGTTGTACACGCTCCCGCTTACATTCATCTGTGCTGCCGCCGACGCGGCGTACCAGCTGACAGAACCCGCGCTCCATGTCACAGTAATGGCCTGCCCGGCGCTTGGGTACATGGGCGGTGCCCATGCCTGTGCGGCGGAGCTCCCCCCCAGCAGAATCGTGTAGGTGTTCCCAGAAGGGCCCATGATGATCACCATTTTCGCCTGACTGGCTGTGGCGATGGCACACGGGCTCCCGGCCCCATAGCCGCCGTTTCCCACATAGCTCCCCGTCTGGATCGTGACCCCCAAAACGGGGTTTTGGGCCGTCATATTGCCCTTCTGGTCAAATCCAACTATCTGTCCCTGCTTGCCGGAAACCTTGTCCTGCTTGTTGTCCCAGGCCGTTTCCTTTGCCACGACGGCGCCCACGGCAGCATCTATCTGCTTTCCTGTGTAGGAGCCGTTGTATCCTTCTTCAGTGGGCATACTACCCCTCCCTCATGCAGAGATACGGCCTCCCGTCTTGGCAGATATACTTTGCGCTGCCAACGGGGATGTAGCAGTAGTTGTCGTTCCAGCTTCCGTCCTCTCCCTGGGCAAACAGAGAGATCCGGTATTCTCCGTCTCCATGGAGCAGGTAGTCATCGTACACCTCGAATGTCCGCGGCGTACCTGCCGGAGTCTGGGAGAAGGAGGCCACCAGGACCCCCTTCCCCACGCCGTAGTCCTCTCCCAGCTTTGTGACCCGGCATTCAAACGCCTGATATGCCATGTCCGCCCGGAAAGTCACGGTGATGAAGTCAAACCCCGCTTCGTCTGAGATCTGGTGCCCGGAGACAGTGAAAGTCAGCCCCGGGGCGGCCATTAGGCCACACTCCAGGTGCCGGCGGCGTTCTGGGCAAAGACCTTGATGGTCTTCACACCGTCGCCGGAGGAGGCGGTCTCCAGGTCCGTACCCTTGATGGTCACCTGGATATTGGTATCCGCCTCATACTCCCCGTCGCTGCCGGAGGTGTTGCTGGAACCCGCAGTGGTGGGAATCACTACGCCGTCCGCCTGAGTGGCGGAGGTGGCGGATACCACGCACACCTTGTAGGCCTTGAAAGCCACGTCCACCATGAAGTTGATGATAGCGGTGTCGAAGCCGGCCACTTCGGAGATGACCGCCTTGTCCGGGCCGGTGACCGTCACAGTGGGCACGCTGGTGTCCAGGGTAATGGCATCGGAGACTGCGGAGGTCTCGTTGCCGACGGAATCGCGGACCTTGACATAGACTGTTTTCAGGCCGTCGCCGGTGGGTAGCGTGATGCTCTTGGCAGTCTGATAGTTCTCCCACGTGGCATCGTTCTCTTCTGCAGCGCCCTCCACACCCCAGATCTTCATCTGGTAGCCGGTGGTAACTTCGTCGCTGACGCTGACCGCCAGATTGACCACCGGCGTTGTGGTGTAGATGTCGTCATCGTTGATGCTGACTGTTAGGCCAGACGGCGCAGTGGTGTCCAATGTTAGGTTAAAATAGGATGCCATGATGTTTCGTCCCCCTTTGTTTTTTCAGAATGAATCAATTGAATGTACACGTAGGAGCCTGACCGCTCATAGATCTGCTCTTCTCCTACCAGTGCGCGTTTTACGCCCATTTCTCCCACAAACAGGGAGGAGATCTGTTCCGTACTGACATAGACCATCCACTCACCCCCGGATCAGGTACAACGTGGACGGATTCTTGGATTCCAGAGCATCATACGCCGACTGATCCAGCACCTCGATGGTGTTGATCTGGGCGGAGGACACGTTTCCGCCACCTCCGCTGGTGCCCACTATCTCATTGATGGCTGCCACCAAGGAATTCCTGTCTGCAGTTTTCAGATCTTCCAAGTTACCGATCTCGGCAAGCAGCTTCTCATAGACCGACGGGGTCGGCACCCGCTTGGCCTCCGGTGGCTCGACGCCGGATTGAATGGTGCCCAGACTCGCCCACACCGTCGGAAGTATCACCTCACTGTCCTTTGTCCCGTATACGCCGGCATATAGGATCCGGTTCGGGACCTCCAGCACCTCCCACGGGATATCACAGATCCCCATGCTGTCTAGTAACACCGATACGGATGTCTCACCTGCTCGGAAAACGGCTGTCTTGATCAGGTCCCTCCACTCCGAACTGAAGGCAAACCGCACACGGAATGCCTGGACGGCCCCGCTTGTCAGGACTTCATTATTTTTAGGTATCAGCTGTGCTTTTGAGGCGGATAGATAGATCATGTTCAGCCTCCGTGTCGTGTTGTCCGGCGGGGTACTGCCGCAAATGGCATATCTTCCGCGTCCTCCGGCACCTTTCACTGCCCTCTGGTCCCGAAAAAAAGTAAAAGGGGCTGCGCGGATCAAATCCGCGCAGCCCCAAATGGCTCTTCTTCCCGGCCATTTCCGGAAAGGTCTCTATATTTGCTATTTGTATTATAGCATATCTGCGGTCTGGTTGTATACTGTTTTTTTTACGATCCAGATACTTTTACGAATCCGTGGACTCCTCCCCGGGAAGTGGCGTAATCGTCGCCTCCGGAAAGTCCTGTACGGACGTACACTGAATGGTCATCTCACCGGTCCCCGCAAGAGGCCTGGAAAAACCCGTCACCAAATGGCGCTCGGTGGGGGCGCCTGGCTTATCCGGTCGCCGCACCTGGATCAAACTGTTCTCCGCAATATGAAAGATTTGGGACGAGGAGATAGACACAGATTTCTGAATGATGGAGTTTCGCTTCAGAAGATATGCCGCATACTGTTTGCACTGCTCCACTGCGTAATATCCCGTCGCCTCCTCTCTCTTGGTTCGCCTGCCAAGAGAACTGAAGATGTTCGTGTCGGAGCGCGGATCCATATTGGTCGCCCGCCCCATGGGGATGGAGCCGTTTTGCAACGCCTGCCCCTCCACAATAATATCGTTGTATACACTGGTGATCTTTGGAGAATAGGTCGCCCCCAGGAACTCCCTTGTAGAGGGTGTGAATGTCCACAAAATGGGCTTTTCGATGTCTAGAATATCATCGTCTCCGGCGTCAACTCGTAGGTGTCCCGTCTGGTCATAGCCGATCCACGCCACAAGCATGGTTGCCATCTCCAAAAGGATGTCCGCATAGCACCCGCCCATGGACTCACATCGGTAGGTATAGGGTGTCAGCAGCACAGAGATGGTCTCCCCGCTCTCCAGAGTCACCGTCTTGTCGTTCCAGTAGTCGGAGAAAATTGGCGGAACTCGGTCCAGCGGATATCCGTTTCCCCGGTCCAGCGCCAGAATGGACGCCACCGTTTTTAGGATGTTTGTGTTCACCGGAACCTCATAGATTCCCTCCAGATTCCCAAAAAGTGTTCCGTCCAGATATGCCCATTTATCCAAAAGGTTGTACACCACGGTCTTCCGATTCGGCTGGAACGTCTCTTGCGGATCACTGACATAAAAGACGCCCTGAGGCAGGTAGAATTCATCCCCATTGGAGAGCAGGATCCCTTCCATCAACCGGAGCTGCTGCCCGAACCAGACTTTGTTGACGGAGAATTCGTATGTGCTGTCAAGATTCGATAGCAGCACAGACGCTTTTCTTCTCTGTCCGTTCTGCAGGTTGACCTCCAATGTTCCATCCTGAATAAATGCACCGCTCCTCCGGTTTTTGTGGTTATTGTCTAGGCTGAATGCCACGGATCCGTCCGGCTGTAAGAAATCCAGGCGCACCAGCTTCTGAAACGGCCTTTGGATCTCCCGCAGGTACATCTCCCACTTTTGGGACTCTGAGGCCCGGTTATCAATGACGGTAACCGTCACCGTATTGCTCTTAACCGTAGAGATGGACTGGTGCAGCGTATTGGTGGCGATAACATAGTATTCCGCCGCCCCGATCTGCACGGTGCTGGGGATATATTTGGGCTCTACTGCTCCTGGGATCTCGGAAAAATCTTCATCCTTGGCCCCTTTCCTGTACCATTGATAGGTAATCGTCCCTCCGTCTGCCACCGTGGCGCTTCCATCCAGGGCCCGTGCGGCTGCGGCATATTGGTACGTTGCCGGGTCAAGCGGAAATCGGAACGACGGAACCTGCGCGGCTGTCACCGTGATAACCGCCGTCCGAGAGATGCTTTCTTCTGTATCCGTCCCAACCGTATTGACTGCGGCCGCCCGGTATTGGAAGGTCCCCGCCGTTCCGGTGGGCGGCGTGTAGCTGTTTCCGGTCGCCCCTGGGATATTGCTCCAAATGCCTCCGGACAACTCCTGCCAGTAGATTGTAACGGTTCCCCGTTCTGCGTATGCCTGTGCAAAAAGTGCCAGGGTCGGATCATTCTGGATGTACGCAGCGCTCTTCGGCTCCGCGGCGAATACTGGCGGGGATGCCCCATAAACGGTGACGGTCGCCGTCTCGCTGGTGGCGCTCTCCTGCGATGTGCCAACCGTATTTGTGGCAACGACATAGTATACAAAAACGCCCTTTTCCTCTGTGCCCGGGGCGTACTGGGACGCTGTCCCAGTCGGAATTGGCTGTCCGTTGCAGTACCACTGATAAGAGATCGTGCCCCGTTCCGCGGTCGCGGTGCCGTCCAGGGCAGACGCAGCGTCTCCCACATCGTACTCCGCCCCGGTCAGCGTACAGGTGAATGTGGGGACCTCCGCACCATACACCGTTACAGTGACAGTGTTGCTCCGGGTGCTGGCGGTATCCGAGCCTACTGTGTTGGTTGCCGTCACATAGTATTCCCGGCTCCCCACCTCGTCTGTCGGCGGCGTGTAGGCGGCGCCGTCGGCCCCGTCGATGGGCTCCCCGTCCGCATACCACTGGTACGAGATAGTCCCGTGAGGGGCCATTGCCGTTCCGTCCAGGGCTACCGCGGCATCACCGCAGTTATACACCGCCCCCTGCAATGCCGCCGCGAACATCGGCTGCTGCGCCCCGTAGACCTCGATGTCCGCCGCGTTGCTGGTGGCACTCTTCTGGTCGGAGCCAAGGGTGCTTGTTGCGATGACCCGGTAGTACACCACCCCCGCCTGGGAGGCCGGCGGCGTGTAGGTGGCGCCGGTCTGCCCCGAGATATTGGTCCATGTCTGCTGGTCTGGCGAGGACTGCCACTGGTACGTGAGCGTTCCCGCGGCCGTGGTGGCCGTGCCGTCCAACGGCGTCACCGTGTCGCCAATGGCGTAGGACGCGCTGGCCAGCGGGGCGTTGAATACCGGCACAGCAGCCTGGGCGACCTCGATCCGGGCCGCATTGCTGGTGGCGCTGGCCGTGTAGACCGTGTTCACATCCACCGGATACAGGTCCCCCGCCGGATACAGCGTCTCCGATGGCGTCAGGCCGTTCGGATAGCCGTTGGTATTGGTGGCGATGACCCGGTAGTACACCACCCCCGCCTGGGAGGCCGGGGGCGTGTAGGCCGCTCCCGTCGCTCCGGTGATGTTTGCCCATGACGTGCCGTTGACGCTGGACTGCCACTGATATGTGATAGAACCTCCGTCTGTGACGGTTGCAGTTCCGTTCAGCGGTGGGATGGTCTGCCCGATCCCGTATACGGCAGATGGCAATTCTGCCTGGAAAACAGGCGTCTGCGCACTGGTGATCACCGCGTTCCCTCCTTCCCATCCGGAGGAGGAAAGGCCTTATGCCTCTTCCTCCTCCGGCCCACAGGTCTCTTCATCTTGCCCGTCTCCCAAATCGACGGACGGATCCTCCTCCGCATCCTCAAACGGCACATCTACCACATCCTCGATCCGAAGGATATGCTTGTTCGTTTTTCGGAACTGGGTCCATCCGCACAGCCAGTATTTGTCGGTCTCCCCGGTAATCTCATACCGCCCAAAGTCCATCACTAGGATCCTCTTGGATGCCTGTTCCACTTTCCGGTTTCGCTTTGCCGCCATGGCTTTGTTCTCCTTTCAATCTCAGATCCCCGCAGGGATCACAATTCCATCCGCCTGTGTCTGAATAAGGGATACATCCTCCGCGCTTCCAACCTCTGCCCAGGGGATCTGGACGGTCACGCTCTGCTCTGCCTGCGCATCGTTCATGGTCATGATAATGGCGCTGGATGTTGCCACCTGCATGAAGTTTCCCTTTCGGTCCTTCAGGAACTTCGGTCGCGTGTCCAGAGACAGGGCCATAATCTCCTGCGCCAGTCCCGCGCTGTCTATATACCGGTTCTCGACCTGGTCCACCCGGCCGATCAGCGCCGTCAGAGTTCCACTCCTGTAGTTTGCGGTGTCCATCTGGATCGTCGGATACGGCGTGAAGTTTTTCAGGATCGTGGGGGTGCTGTTGTTGGAGTACGCTCCGGAGGACACGTTGTTCGCAAATACATACTCCTCCTGCACGTGGAAAATGGCGGGATCCTCCGCGTCAGCCTCACACACCAGCAGTGTCCAGTTCCAGAATACCGGCTTTACCATGGGGGAGGCGATGGGCTGGGCGATATAGGTCTCCTCGCCCTGGGGGAACAGGTAGTATTGGAACTCCGCTTGGTTTGCAAATCCATAGTCGATCAGTCCAATGTCGTTCAGCGGAACAGAGGCCACCGGACGAAGCCTGCTCTCCCCAGACAGCAGGCGGTAGAGCGCCAGTCCCACAATCGTCTCTGTGGGAGACTGCAGGTTTCCCGCCTCCAGGTTCCCATTGAATCCCGCCAGAAGGAGCGTTCCGCTTCCATACTCTGGCGAGAAACCGGCATCCGTCATAAGCCGCTGGAGCTGCTCCGCGCTGAAGCTCCCGGACACGACCCACAAAAATTCGAACGTTCCGGGCCCGTATAGGGTCAGCCCCGTCATGGTGTACTGCTGGTAGCTGGCGGGCCCGCCGAACCTCTGGAGAACCATTCCCGTGGAATAGGGGAACAGGTCCTCTGCCGGGTACAGATCCTCCGCCGGATACGGCCCTCCGTCGCTGTACATCTGGGACATCCACACAGAGTCCGGCAGGATGGCAATGGTCCAGATATCTCCGGGCGTAAGGTGTCCCTCCGCCCTATAGAGGATGCTTCCATTCAGGTTGACGGAGATCCCGTCGCCGTCATAGGCGACGGAAATGCTGTCCTGCAGGCCGTCAATCTGCAAAAGGGTCCCGGTCACAGCCCCAATCTGCACCCGCAGCGCCGCGCTCCATGGGCTTTCAAACCGCATGGACGCACCATTCACCTTGTCCCATGTGACAGAGGATCCGGATGGGAGCGTCAGTTTTCCGTCCGAGATTTCATAATCTCCCTGCGCCTCTCCGGGAATATAATGGATGGACGGCCAGGACACCAGAAGCCCATCCTGTACGCCCTGCATCCGGCAGGCCTGGATCACACCGGTAATGGCAGATGTCTCATAGGCAACGGAAAAATCCACCCATCCCGTATCCGCCTTCACGCCATTCTCCGTCTCGCAGATGCACCGGATGGTGTAGGTCTGCCCAGTGAAAAAACCGTCATAGGAAAACTGGATGTCTTCTGTACCATAGATATTTCCGGAATCCCGCAGGGGGGCATCTTCCTCTCCCTTGACCGCCAGAAGCCAGCGGAACCAGTTGAGCGTGTCCCCCTGCTCCTGGCTATATGCTGCCGAGAACGTATTCACGCGGATAGGAAGCGGGTTTTGAATGGTATCCATCATCAGCGTTGGCTCTGATCTGGTGATAAAGTAGCTCGGCTGTACCTGCTGGACAGAGTCATCCTCGCTCCACCACTGGGTGATCAGCATCTTATATCCATTGGCATAGCCATTAGAAAGCCCTGTGAGCGCAGATGCCGCAAGGGTTGCCGAAAAACGCTGCGTATTTCCGGTGAAGGTCGTTCCGAAAAACGGGGTCTCCAACTCCACTTTTCCGCTGTCATATACCTGTGTGGAATCTGTGTCGTTCTGCTGAATGACGATTTGGTATGCGGTCATGGCGGATGCTCCTTCTACCTGCCATGACACCTCCATATCCTTTGTCGCATCGACCGTTCCGTTTCCTAGTCCAGAGAACGAAGAGGGCGTGATATTCGTAGGTCTGTAAAGTGCCATTCCTTGTATCCCCCTTTCAGTATCTTTCCGTGTGAAGCGGCAGAATGGAAAGGATTTCAGACAGCGGGCGGCTTGCCATATCGCTCCCGATTTTCACGCCGTTGATGATGTAGTTGACATCGTGTCGGTCCGTGCTGGATACGGCGCCTGCCGTCATTCCAGATAGGCCGTCTACCCGGTCAGAATCCCCAAACAGCAGGCCAAGGGACTTTACAAAGGATTGGAACCGAGCATTCCGCTCCGGCGTTAGGATCATAGCTGTGGTTTTTGGATCCAGCACCATCTCGCGCTGAGCGGTGTCCTTCATCATAATGCCCCGTCCAACGGCTATGCCGCCGGAGTCGTAGGACTTTTTCACCTTGTCCGGATCTATATAAAGGCCGCTGTCTCCAACCGGCACTTTTTCTCCGGAGCTCATTGCTTGGTCAAACGCATCATGAATTGCGTTATCAAATTCATCCCGGCTCCCGTAGCCTCCATGGCTGGCGGAAGAACCTCCCCCGCCGGAAGAACCGCCTCCCGAAGAAGACCCGCCGCTACCAGCTCCCCACTTGTTGTAGGCGTCCATGATCATGTCCCAGGCGTCTTCTTGGCTGGTTCCGCGGTCATTTCCGCCCTGTGCGTCGATCTTATATCCACGGCGGTTCCAGAGCTCCTGCGCTTCATCCAGATTTCCATTTTTCGCTGCATTGATGGCTGCTGCAAGATAATCTGTCGCAGAGTCATACCTGCCGCCAAGTGTCAAGCTTCCGCTGCCGACTCCTCCCAGAATGCCGCCATTTAGCCCGTCGACTCCTGAAACAGGTCCGGTGTTGATCGTCATGCCGATGTAATTTGCCAGCCCATCCAGCATGTCCGTCACACTGCTGATGGCGTTCTGCATAGCTGGAGCCCCCACGTCGGCGATCTCCTGCAAGATTTCTGCAATATCCTCTGACGGCTGCTCAATGGAGTCTTTGATGGCCTCCCATTGGTCCTCAAAGGCATCATATTCCGCCTCGATCATTGCCTTCTGCGCTTCCAGGGCGTCGATCACTGCATTATAGGCAAGCTCCTTTTCATACTCGGCCAGATCGTCTTTTGCTGCCTGCAGTGCATCTTCGGCGCTCTGTACATTGGAGGCGTCGGCCACCCATTCCCAACTTCCATCCGCTTGGATTTGACGGATTGTCCGTTCGTTCCTGGCGTTGGCTAGGTCCTCCATGGCCTTTTGTACAGCCAGCCTTTTTTCCTCCAGGGTGAGCTGTTCGTTCTCTTCTTCCTTTCTTTTCTTGAGAGCGTCGATTTGGTCATCTATGGCGGCAAGCTGTTCATCCCGAACTTGCTGTGCTTTTTCCAGCAGTCCGTCAACGTAATCCTCCAGCTCTTTCCATGCTGCCTCCTGCCGCTCCTCAAGCAGTTGGTTGATATCCTGATTGATTTGCCAGTATTCGGCCGCCAGTGCGTTGATATCGGTCTGATCCGCACCGATTGTCCGCATGTAGTCAATTTGAGCAAGAAGCGCATCCTGAATCTGCCGCATCTTGTCAATTTGGGCTTCCGTAGAGTCCCCCCGGGCCTCCATCAAATCCAATTCCGACTTACGGAGCTCCACGATGGCTTTCAGCCGCTCAAGCTCAGCGTCCGTTTCAGAAGAAGACTTGCTGCCAGAGCTTCCGGAACCGCTGGAGGATGATGAGTTCCCGCTTCCCCGCGTGGGCTCTTCTTCCACAGGTTCCGGGAACAGGTCTTCCATTACCTTTTGCCAGTACGCCGCCTGAGCCTCTGCCTCGTCCATGCCTTTCATGCGCATGGTCTTTATAAAGCCCCGGTACTGATCGTTGGCGGTGTTCCCATTGGCCCCCAGCATACTGCTGGCAATTCCCGCCGCAGCCGCCAGCTGGCGCAGGGCAGAGATCTTTTGCGTCACATTCAGTTCTGTGTTATTGAAGGCGATGGCCTGCGCTACCAGTTTGTAGAGTTCCTCCCGGGCAATTCCGGCAGCATCCGCCTCGTCTCCCAGATCGTGGATCAGCCGGGTGATAGGAGCCATGGAATCCGATGTGGCCGCCGTCATCTGGGCGGTCACCCGCACGACATCCTCCTCTGCGCCAAACATCTGCACCAGCCGGAGGTAAAGGTCCTTCTGAGTATCATTGAAGCGGAGCCCCTGGTCCGCTGCCTCAGCCAACATCAAATAGTAGTCCGTCAGCTGCTCGGTGACATCGTTGATCTGTTCTTCGGTTTCTTCGTAATTCTTCAGGGCATCTGCGTCCTCGGCCCGGATCTCCGACTGCTTCTGCTTCAGCTCCTCCAGGGTGTCAATCAGGTACTGGACCTTGTTGGCCTGTTCATAAATCGGAAGGCCCAAACTGTCCACAGTATAGTTGTCGGTTTGCGTGATCTCACCGAAAGTCAGATCGAATTTCTGCTGATTCAGTTCCTTCAGGTCCTCATTCAGGGCCGCCAATTTCTTCCGGTAGATGTCAATTACTGTCTCACTGGCGCCCTTTGCTTCCAGATCTGCGATTTTACCTTCGATTTCAGAAATCTGCGTGTTGGTCTCGTCGATTTCCTCGTTCAGTTCCTCCACGCTTACGGTCAGGGCGTCAATCACCTTTCCCACTGCAAAGATGACAAGCCCCGCGGAAACAGCCCAAAACAGGGGACTCTTTAAAAGGGCTCCGGTCAGCAGGTTCATTGCCTCCGCAGCCGCCGTTCCGCCGGTCACAATCTTAGTGAGAGATAGGACGATGCTGCTTCCGGCAGCTGCAGTCTTAATGGCTTTAAAAGCACTGGAAAGCAGACCGAAAGCCACCGTCAACGCTCCAATCTGAACAATCAGGCGCCCCACGTCGGAATCCGCCACAGTGAGAAGCGCAGTCCCGAACGAAATCAGGTCCTTTATAAAGTCCTCGATACCAAAGGATGCCACAAAGTTTGTCCAGGCAGAATTCAGCTGGTTCAGCCTGGCTTCCCAGCTGTCCATATAAATCCCGAACTCCTTGTCCGCGCTTCCCGCGGCGCCCGCAAAGTCCTGCACCATGGACTCGTACATATCGAAGTTCTGGATCAGGGCCATCAACTGGTTTGACCGGAGCTTGCCGCCCAGGTCGCTCACCAGGTCGTTCAGGTCCACTTCACTGAGCAGGCCTTTCTCCCACTGCATCGCCATATCACCGATGACTTCCATGGGATTGCGCAGTTTCTCAACACCGTCAACGGTCTCCCGGGTGGCAATGTTGAACTTTTGCAGGGCATCTGTCATTGCCTGGATTTCTTCCGCTGTCCATGCCTCGTCGCTGTCTGGATCAATGGCAATCTCCGTGTTGCCCGTGATGTTCAAGATCAGTGCCCGCAGCGCCCGGGCGGCCTCGCTGCCGCTCCTCTGGGTTACGGCGGTAATGGTGCCGATAGCTGCGGTCAGTTCGCTGATGTCGATGTTGGCGGAGGCGGCAACGCTGGACACAATCCCCAGGCCCTCAGCAATCTTCTGCACGTCAGTAGCATACTTGTTGCCGATCTCGTTTGCACCATCCAGCACAGCGGACAGCGCCTCTACGCTGCCCTTGTATTTGTAGGCAGCGTCCACAGAGAGCAGGAATTGGTTGGCAGTCTCCTTTTCCACGTCGCCCACTACCTGCGTTTTCAGTGAAAGTTGGCCCAGCGAGTCCGCCAATTCAGCGTATCCGGCTTTCGAGAATTCTGATACAGAATTGAGATAGTTGCTGGCTGTGGTTCCGTAGGATGCGGCCACCTTATAGGCGTTGCTGGAAAGCCGCTCCATCTCGTCTGCCGTGGCCCCAGTGACCTTCTGGATCGTCACCAATTCTGTGTCCACGTCTTTCATCTCACGGATGGCCTTTGTGAATTGCCGTATGGGGGTGTAGATCAGGGTGGTAACGGCCGCCCACTTCGCCACTTTTGTTATCAGATTTGAGAATGTATCTCCTGTTCTTACCGCTGCATTATTGACAGAGGTAACTCCCTTCTCCATGGAGTATGTGGCGCCAGTGGCTTTATCCACGGCAAATGTGTAATTTCGGAAGGACCCATCCGCGTTCCGCACAGTGGCCGTATAGGTCTGAAATGCCTGTGTACCAGCCCTTGTGATGCCCGTGGCTTTTACTTGGGCGTTTGACATTCCGGTCAGCGACTGGACATAACGCGTCATCCCTGCAACACCGTTTGCTATGCTGGTGTTCAAAGTGCCGAAATAGTCCCCGACCCTGGAAAACACAGAGTTGAAGTAGGCCGCAGAGTCTTTCGCGCTCTTCACTGCCCCACCAATGCCAACCATAGCATTGATCTGGCTTTGGAGTCCTGTGGTGGAAGTTCCGGACGCGGTACTGGAAGTCCGCATAGCAAGACGGTCATAGGCCGCAGCCATCCGTTCCGCCAGCAGTGCCCTTTGCTGCTCAATCTGAGCTGTCCGTTGCTCTGCCTGTAGGGTCTTCTGTACCTGCGACGCAGTTTGCTCAGCCGCCTTTCTCGCGTTCTCCGCCGCGGTGGCTGTCTTTTCCCGCTGAAGGGTGATCTGCTTTTCTAGGTTCGCCTGCTGCGCTTGCGCCTGCGCAGTCTTTGCCTGAGCGGACGCGAGCTTTGCTTGAGCCTGTAGCGCTTTTGTTACATTGGAGTTGATCTTTTCCAGCCCGGCTGTGTCGACTTTCAGGGAAACCGTCTTCCCCTGTAGTTGTTTCACCAAGGAGTCTACCTGGGTTAGAGTAGCTACTGCCTTATTATCTTCCAGCCTTACGCGGATCACCACATTTTCCATGTGTCAGGTCCCCTCCATCTCATGTCCCAGGGCGGTCAAGCCCTGCCGCAGTTCCCGTTCCACGGTCCCGTCTCGTATGACTTCCCGCTCTGTGGCTTTGTTGAATGGCCGTGGACCGGGCGAAGCATAGTCATATCCGTCTCCGCTCTCTACCACCGGGGTCAGGAATCTATCCGGAGCTCCAACAGGACGCCAGTACCCATCATCTCTGGTCAGGTTCTGCACTGTCAGCGTCATCGTCCCGCTGTCCACGGCCGCATCGTAGTTTCGCATGTCCCCCAAGCCGCCGTCCTGATACCGCCGTTTGTAGACCCGCGGCGTATAGGTCCCATATACCTTGTCATAGACCTGGGTCTGCATCTCCTCTTTCACCGCCGGGGCAACATGGGTCAACAGCACGGTCTCCACGTCGGCCTGGAGCTTTTCTCGAAGTCGCATATATTCATCCATTACGCTCATGCTGTACATCTCCTCACCCGACGTTCTACGGGAGGTATAGAACTGCAACGCATATCCTGCGGCGTACTTCTCTGCCTCCTGGTTTGTAAAAAGGGCCGGAAGGGAGCTCTCTCCCCTCCGGCCCCCATTGGCCCTTATCCCGGCCCGATTGCCGGGACGCATTTGAAATCCGATCAGGTGGAGGCCGACACAGAAACGTCCACCGTCACCGTCAGTTTCTCGTTGGTGGGAACGCTGATCGTCAGAGTGGTGTCTCCCTCCTGCAGTCCCTCAATCACACCGGCATCAGAGACGGACGCAGTTGCGGGCGTCTCCACCACGTACTTCAGGCTGGAGAGATTGGGCTGCACCTGAGACCCGTCAGGCATCACGAACTTGACCGGCACGGTCGCGCTCTCACCCTGGGTCAGGTTGATCTCGCCTCCCACCACGATCAGGCTCTCAACGGCCTGGGTGTTGTCCCCGATAGGAACCAGCACCATGTAGGCCAGCTTGGAGGAGCTGCCGGTGTCGCCGCACTGCAGTCCCATGGTACAGGCCTGGTCATAGGACAGGGCCGTGCCATTCATCACCGTGGTGGCCGGATTGGTCTGGTCACCCACGGTGGAGACATCTCCGTTGAACTGCAGACGGGGAACCGTGATGTACAGATATCCCCACAGGCTGCCGTTCATGGCGTCCTCCACGCCGTCCTTGGTGTACACAGGCAGTTTCAGCAGCGCCCGCACCACGCTGGGGGCGAACATGGTGTTAACCGCCATGCCCTTGGCACTGGGGTTCTCCACGTAGTAGTGGACGCAGTAAGATTTCCCGCTCTCAGCGGTGAAGTCCTGGATCTCCTTCGTCTCGGGATTGATCATGTAAGACTTTCCGCTGGTGTTGATGGTGCAGACCACATCGCAGCCACCATAAGGGGCGACCGGCGTCTGCCCAACCGTCAAGGTGGTTCCGCTCTCCGCTGCGCACACCTCGTCCACCGGAACTACAGCGTTGTAGAACACGTTAGTGCCCACCTGAAGCGCCCGCCCCTCCAGAGAGAAGTCGGCGGCCGTCATCTCCAGGGTCAGGTTGGGGGTGTCGGGGATCTGGATCACCGCCGGATTTCCGATGCCGGCGTTGATAGCGCCCAGATTGATGGAGGACTTGATATTGTCCGTCTGGAGCTTGTTGGAATAATAGGTCAGGTCGTTTGTGGCGATGTCGAAGAACTTGGCCTCGTAGGTTCCCTTCACATACAGGTGGGGATTGTTCAGATTGACCATTTGATTTCACTCCTTTTATTTTGCTTCTACGGTCCCGTTCATCTGCTTCTGGAAGCTCGCCATGGGAATCAGGGCCTTGGAAAATCCCTTCTTCCGGTCAAACATCCAACTGGGCCACGGGTTTCCGTTTTTGTACTTGGCCCCGGATGCGGTTGCCAGATAGGCAAGCTGATATCCAAGGCCCCGGTCGATTGCCGCTTTCACCTTGTGGAACTTCCGAATGGTCCATCCGAAAACCTGTCCCACATCCACACCGCTCTGCACGGCCACGGAGTAGATCAAGTCCTCGAAATTCACATCCAGGTTGAGGCCGCCGGCCGCCTCCAAATCCCGTTCAGCGGCCTCCAGTTCCACGTTGTGCGCCTCGTCCGGAAGCTCTAAGCCGTTCTGCTGCGCCAGCAGGGGGCGCAGCTTTGCAAAGTCCCTGGAGGTAATGGTGATGACCTGTTCCCCCATATGAACCAGAACGGCCGCCAGCTTTGTCGGATCCTCTTCAGATACCTGAATCTCCAGAGGGAATGCCACGCTTCCGTCCGCCCTTTTCTCTTCTGGCAGCCGCAACGCCAGCGTCAAAAAGCGGATCGCCCGCGCGAACAGGCCCACGGGAGGCTCTCCGTGCTGAAGGTTCTCCATGTCCAGAGCGAAAAGCGCTTCCAGATAGCGCATACCGGCAAACTTCGCCGGCAGAGTCTTTTGGGATAGCGTAATCCCAGGTTTGGCGCTTTCAAATTTTTCAAAATCCTGCACCAATATAGGAAACAGCGTCAGGCCATTCCAGGCAATCGGGTCTCCCCTCACAATGGCCCTGCTGATCTCCGCTTTTGTCATTGGCAGCTCCTATTCCATCCATGTCAGGCCCATGGTCAGCCCACGTCCCACGTTGGTCCCCCGGTCTCCGATGGGCATGGACCCACAGTCTCCATGAGCCCGGCGGTTGAAGTAGAAGGTCCCGACACCGCCCATATTCACCCCATTCAGTGCCTCAATGATGCACTGCTCCATGGCAAAGGTCCTGGACAGGGCGATGGCGTTTCCCTCGGTCGTCACATTGGAGAGGATGTCAAACACCACCGACATCTCCACCTGCTGGGCGCCGGCCGCGATGGTCCTTCCCATGTAGACCATAATCCGTGTCTGGGCGTTCATCTGGCTCTGTGCCACATAGGACTGTGGAAACATGCGATACCCCTTCTCCGTGGGCGGATTCGCCGCCCGCTCCGGGAGATAGAGCAGTGACAGTTTCTCCTGCGCCGTCGGCATGGGATAGCTCAGCGGGTTCTCCTCGTCATAGTAGAGGTACTTCATCAGCCGGCAGCGGGCAAGGCTGTTGTCATCCCGCGGCTCGTAACCAGGCAGGGGTAGGTCCATGAGATACTGGGCCACCTTCCTGGGGATTGCCTCGGCCCCGATCAGTTTTGGAACTGTTAACAGCCGCGTATAGGGATAGGTGTCAAGGCCGTTCTGACAGGTCATGGGTATCGCCTCCCCCGAAACGCTCCTTTGCCGTCTCATTGAGTTTCTTATTCAGCTTTTCGTTCCGCGCTTTCATCCGTCCGCTCTGGATGGCCAGCTCCAGCGCTTTCCGGCGGGTATCACCGGCGGTCTCCTTTACCGCCCCGGCCAGGTTGTCTACCGTTTCAAGGGCGCCTTTTAGAACCTCCGGATCCGTCTGCATGGTCATCATCTGCGTCAGCCGCGTGCAGACATCATTCTGCACGGACAGCAGGCTGTAGATCTCCGCGCCCAATCGCTTCTCAAAGTCCTTGTAGTCCGCCAGCAGCGCGTATGCGCGGTCCCGCACCTCACGATCTTTGCTGGATGCCTTCATGCGCTCGACCTGGGTCAGCAGGTTGGGATATCGGTCGTAGTCATTGGCAGACAGCATCATGCCCTTGTTGGGATCATACTGGCTGGTGATGTCCGGCCGTTTCAAATAAAAGTACAAAAGGACGAAGGCGGATGTCAGAGTCCGAACCAATGTGTCCTCCCGGTACATCGCGGGAAGTGGGATGCTGAAGGCATCATCTTTTTCCCCTGTATCCGCCTCCGCCTTTTCCACTGGAATACCCAGGTTCATTTTCTGAATGCAGGTCGGAGCCAGCACCTGGGCCATGGCTGCCTTATCCAGAATGGGAAGGTAGGTAGTCGCCCGCAGGATGTCCTCCTCCGTCAGTTCAACTTGTTCAACGCAATTGATGCTTTCAGCCATAATTTGAGTCTCCTTTCGACTTTTCAGGCTCAAAATCCATTCAGTGTGATCTCAGTGGAAACGTGCAGATCTCCGCTCTGCGCCGTGACGGTCAGTGGAACGTAAGATGGGTAATAGCACGTCACCGTCACAGTGCCATCTTCATTCTCCGTCATGCCGTAGCAGCTTTGATCCGGCCCTCCGGCGCTGTATGTCACAGGCGCGCCCGTCTCCTGTCCGCCCGTATAGACCGCTGCCCGTAGCGTCACGGACTGATACTGGGCAAGGCTCTTCGGCGGTTGAGATGTGAAAAAAATAGCCGGCTCCCGGGACATTTCCCGGACGGAAAGCATAATCCTAGCAGAAATATCCGGGTTCTGCTCCAGCCTGCAGGTGATCTCCGTTGTCCCCGGTGCCACGGCTGTTGCCATTCCGTCAGGTCCGATCCGGACGATTCCATCATCTCCGCTTTCCCACAGGTAGCTTACAGGGTGATCTCCGTTCGGTCGCTTCCCGCAGCGCAGGGAGACAGCGGTCAGTTGCTGGGTCTGCCCCTGCAGCATGTCCAGCACCCCGGATATAGAAATCTCCCAGAAGAATGCCTTCGCGTCGGCAATCTGTCGCCCCATGTCATCGTTTTCCGTCGGCTCCTGCCGGTATATAGAAAAGTACATCAGGGTCACGGAGTCCGGATCATCCGTATAGTCCCGACTGGAATCGTTTAGCCCTGTCACCGTAAACGCGCTGGTTCCAAGAATGATGCGGGTGTTCTCGTGCAGATCCCGGCTGTTGGCATCACGGGCCATAATGCAGTTGTGGTAGTGCTTTGCCAGCACCGTACGCTCCCCATAGCTGTTGTCGGTGGCCTTTGCCGCCTCCTTGTCCCGCACAAAGGGGACGTACACCGGATTTCCGTAATAGTCCAGTTTCCCCCACACGGCATCGCAGCGGCGGATGATGCCGTTTGCCGCTGGGGACCCCAGGTCGTTGGGGTTGACGCAGAGCCAGGTGTTTCCACCGAAAAAGAGCTTTACGCCCCTTGGCATGGCCTCCACATCGGGGTCCTCGAAGAATACCATCTTCCATCCCTCGTACATGTTGGAGCTCACGGCAGAGTTGTTGATCACGTCCTCCACCCGGATCCTGTACCATTGCAGCTCCATGGGGTTGTCCGGGTTCATCCCCTGAATCTGCGCTTCGTACAGGTTGTCCGCATACTGGGCCCGCTCCCGCAGAAAGGCGCGGGTGTTTGCCGCGAAATACGGTGTCTGGCGCCCCTGGGAGAGCGGAAGAGAGGCCGGGACAGGCGGAAGCCGACTGCCTACGGAAAGTCCGTTTTTCTGATAGTGTTCAAGGCCCATCCTGTCTCCCCTCCCCTCTCACTCAATAATCAGTTTCTTTGTCGGCGGCACTACATTCTGATATGCGATGCCCTGCATGTAGGACCGGATCTTTCCGTTGATCTGATACTTCAGATACTGCAGTCGCTCTGTGTCCGCGCGGGTCTGGGGGGCGGAGCTCGGCACATCAAAGCTCTTCCCCTTCGGTTTCGGCACCCGGTTCAGCCAGTCTCCGGCATAGCGGGATTCCCATATGTACTGGAGGCACAGCCCCAGAATTTCCTTCTCACTGTAGCTCAGCTCCACGGGAAACACGCCGTCCGTGTAGAAGTTGATGTCCAGCCGGTCCCATACCGCCTGCCCGTCCGGGACCGTGACAATCCCTGTTTCCGGGTCATAGGAAGTCCCCTCCACTGGGGCGGAGACTGGATTTCCGAATTTGTCGATCCGGATTACTTCCACGCTGCACAGCTCATATCCTAGCATCCCGGTCTTGACGGCCTGCTCCCCGGCCTCCTGCACAACGTAGGTGTAGGAGTCGTACTTTGGCTCCGTTCCGAAGAGCCGGGCCTTTTCCTCCGGCGGCTTTCCGAACATTGGAATGGCGTTTTTGAGGTAAAGGGCCATTTTTCGGAAAAACAGGGCCGGATCATTCGCCAGTTCTTCCGTCAGGCGGATGTCGTTGATCAGCACCATCCCGTAATCGCAAATGATTTCCGACCATGTTGTTCCCACTGTCCTCAGTCCTCGCTTTCTTCGTCCTGCTTGTTCATATCCTTGATGATGGCGGAAAACATCCCCTTCTTCCCCCCATCCTTCGACAGGTCGTTGAGCTTGATGATCAGATCTCGGTCCTTGGCCCGCGGATCGCCATTCATGTAGGCATCCAGGAACCGTTTGGAAATCATCTGCTTATGGGCGTCGCATAGACCGGGAAAGATTGTAAGCAGTTCGTCTCCCAGGTCCAGCAGTTTCATGAACGCCTTCCGGTCCAAGATCTCCCCCTCCAGGTAGTTCACGCCGTACAGCTCCATCTCCTCCTCCGTCAGCCCGGAGAGGACGATCAGCTGCCGGGTGTCCAGCAGATACCGGACGGGATTTGTCAAAAAGCGGCTCCACTCGGTCTTTGGCACCATAATGGTCCCGGTCTTTCCGGTGACCTGTCCATAGATGCCATTGGGCCCGAAGGTGGCAACGTTCTCGTCGGAACACTCGGACTGAAACCTCAGCGTCACCTTTTCGGTGTCCGCTGTCACCTGAACCACATGGGGGCTCTGCATCCGCTCCATCATGGCCCGCATTTCTGCCATCTCTTGTTCCAGTTCTTTGATCCGTTTGTCCTTTTCGTCCTCATCCTCCTGCTCCTGCATGTCCTGTCCCTCAGCCTGATCCGGGATGTCTGCAAAAACGGTTTCTCCCTTCAGTTCAGGCTCCACATCGGAAAGGCTGGTGCCGTCATCCAGCATAACGTCTTCCGCCTTTACCTCCACGGTGGCAGGCTCAGTTTTCTTTCCTCTCGGCATGGTCTCTGTCTCCTTTCGGTTTTTGAGATTGATTCTGTACAGGCCCCCAGGTGCTGCCCCCGGGTAACGAACTGTCTGCCTGGTGGGGATGGGCGCCGGACGGTGCCGCATCCCAAAGTAAGGATGATGAATATATGTGCGGTAGATCTGGCTCAGACGCCGGTCATCACAGCCAGCTTGTCCGCAAACACGGGGGCAGCCGCCAGGGAAACCGTCACCGTCAGATCCAGGGTCATGTCCCCGGTGTCAGAGGGCGCGATATCCAGCGTGATCGGGGTTCCGTCCTCAAAGCACAGGTACACCGGTCGCTTGGACCCGGCGCCGGCGAACCAGATCACATTGTTGGGCAGCAGGTCCGTCACGGTGGTGTTCTGGGTGCCGGGCACCACCACGTTGTCCAGGGGCATCAGACGGGCGCCCAGATACTCGCCGATATAGCCGTACCGGGCCCACTCGGCGCCCAGCAGCTCCGTCAGGGCAGCATCCAGGTTTATGCTGGCACCGTTGGAGTTTCCGGCGGGCAGCACCTTCATCAAGGCCTCCAGATCGCCAAAGGCGATGACATCACGGAAGGAGGACATCTTATGGACGGCCTTCACGGCCTTGACCCAGTTGGCAGAAGTGAAGGTGGTAAAGGTCGCGCCGGAGGGGATCATGCCGTTGCTTTGGGCCTTCACCATGGCGCCGTTCCAAAGGGCCACAATCTTGTTGGCCATACCGGCGTTGATGGAGTTCATCAGAGCACCCAGATCGGCGTTGTTGCCCACCATCTGATACCACTTCACGCTGGCACGGGCGGTCCGGGGCGTGGGGTTCAGAGTGATGGTCTTGGTGTAGTTATGGTTGGCGGGCTTGGACCGGCTGGCGCCCCAGCTGTCATCCTGGAACAGGAAGATGTCGTTGGAGCCCACGTCGATCTCATAGGTGGTTCCGATAGGCGTGCTCACGCTCTGGCACAGCCAGCTCAGGGCGTTGGACATCACAGCAGGCGCCGTGGGGGTCAGAATATCCCGGAAAATGCCGGCCAGTACCTTCAGGAAGGTCGCATCGGACAGGTACTTGCGCTGGGCCTTGTAGAACTCCTCATAGGTGGCAGGGGCATTCTCGCCGTTGCTCCGGGCAGACACCTCGGCGGCAAACAGCATCAGCCGCTCCTTGAAGTTCTTGTTGGTCACCGCGTACTGCTCCTCAGAGAGCTTGCACACGTACTCCCCGCCTTTTTTGCCCTCGGCGGCCCGCAGGGCGTTCACGCCCCGCCCGGCCCGCTCCACAGCCAGCAGACGGCCGCAGGCAATCAGATTCCCGCGGGCCACGCTGGTCTCGTCGCCGCTCATTCTGAAGATATTGGGGTTCAGATCAGACAGTTTGATGATCATGGATTCTCACTCCTCTCTATTTTCCATCAGCCTTCGGAGGCCGTGTCCGCCATGACCTGCTTTGCCACCACGTCGTAGTAGGTGAAGGAGGCCATGGGGCCCTCTGTGAAGGTGCCGGTTCCGACCAGCTCAAAATACGGAGCAGCGTCAGTGGTGGGGGCTGCTGCCGCCGGCACCAGCAGGCCGTTTGCGATGGTAAAGAACTTGTTGGTGGAGATCGCAGTGCTCAGGTTGCCGATGCCAAACCGGTAGATGTGCATCCCATCGAACACAATGTGGGTGAAAGTGCCGAACTCACCCTTGGGCAGCGCCAGGCCCAGGGTGTTGGCCCCCACCTTGAAGACGTTGTCATTGGCTCCGTCCTGGATCTGGTTCACCTGATAGGGGTTGCAGGCAAAAATGGGGGTGGTCACCAGGTCGGCGGCCGCGGCGGCCTCCATGTACCAGGTGTTGTCGTTGTTGATTCCGGTGTAACCCTCATTGGGCACCTGGGTCGTCCGCTTCACCAGGAATCCGGCGGAGCAGATCTCAGTCTCCTGGCTGGTGTTGTGGAAGATGCCGGTGATATTCTCCAGCATATTGAAGGGGCCGTTGGAGACCCGGACTTCAAACGCGGTATTCTTGATCTGTGCCATGTGGTTTCACTCCTTTTCTCTTACTTTCCGTTGATATAGCTCAGGATGCCGTCGATGTCGGAATTGGACTCTCCACCGCCTGCGGCAGTCCAAGCGTACTGCGGCTTCTTCTCGCTGGCTTTGCGGTCCTCATACCGCTTCTGGTCGGCCTCACCTACCAGAGCCATCAGGCGCATCACGGCCTCGTCCGCGCCGGTCCAGTTGCCATCCTTGTCGGCGCACTTGTTGTAGATGCCAGCCGTGCAGTCTGCGATAATGGGATCGGCCAGAGAGGTGTCCAGCCGCTCACTCTCCGTCCGCAGGCTGTTCACTGCGGACAGTTTTGCGCGTACGGCATCCTCGGCCGCCTTCTGCCGGCGCTGGTCCTCCCGGCGTTCCATGTCACCTACCAGGTTCCGACTCTCAGTGAGGTCCTTGGTCAGGGTCTCCACTTGGAAGCGGGTCGCCGCCAGCTGGGCCGCCATGGTCGCCATCATCTCCGTGCAGTCGGCGTTGACACACGCCTCGTCCTCGAAGCAATAGCTCACAGAGGCGCACACAGGGCGGATGTTCTCTGCCACCACCGTGGTGTCAGGCACACCCTCCGGGAACTGGTAGGCGCAGACAGTTCCATCCTTTTTGGACATCAGCAGAACATGTCTGGAGTCCTCGCTGCACCCGACTACCAGATGATCGGGAAACAGGCCCTCCAGTCTCTGCTTCTGAATTGCATTCATGCGTTTCACTCCTTTAGTTTCGATTTGCGGCTTGTGATTTTCGGCAGGCTCTTTCTCCAGAGCCGCCACGCGGAGCTTGCAGTTCTTGAACTCTTCCTTTATCTCCGCCAGCGCTCGGATATGAGCATTCGGGACTGCGGGGGCAACTCGGTCCCCAAGAATGGTCACGCCAAGGCCGGTCCAGGCATTGTAGATCTCTCTTCCGTCCTCTTTCTCGACCCTGTTCTGATCAACCTCAGTTTCAGCGGACACACTCATGCGCCCCTGCCGCGCAATCTTGTCCACCAATTCCTTGGCATAAAAGCGCCAGAGTTTCCCCCGCGCTGTGACCCATGTATATCCGTCCCTCTCATGCGTCCAGACATCATCCGGATTCTCTGAGATGGACCCAACTATCCGCTCTGCGGTGGCGCCGGTGAAGGATTCATACAGTTCCCCGTCTTTCCCCCGCCTCTCCTCCATGTTGTGGCCGTCTCCGATTTCTCCCAGCACATAGGCGCACAGGATCGGGCAGCCGATAAACGTCTTTGCGCATTCCGTCAGGTTCCGGAACTCCCAAATGCCATGCTGCACCGGACCGGACCGCAGGATGTCGATTTCTACGTTGTAGTTTCGCCATTCATCCAGGCCAAGCACCCGCAGCACGCCCAGTCGGTCGTCTCTCTCTTCCATGTCTTTCATCTCCCCTCAAAAACGAAAAAGGGGCCGATTTGAGAGAAATTCTCTCAAATCGGCCCCGATTGGCCCTTCCTGCCGCCCCTTTGCGGCAGGGAGCGATATTGGGTTGTCTGTTATTCCCCGCCGGAGGTCCCGGCGTCGATGGCGTCCTCCGTCCCCTCGGACTGCACCTGGCTGATATCCGCCGCCGGCCGCCCCGGATCTCCGCCGGTCTGGGCCGTCTGCTGCCCCTGGTTCTTGGGGGGTAGCGCCGGGTCCTTCCGAGACAGGCTGTATCCGCTCACCAGCGGCAGCCGCAGGTCCATGATCCCACTCTTCTGGATCACCCGGCTCATGGCTAGGTCATCCAGCACTGACCGGCCCCGCAAGGCATTGTAGAGGAAGGTATCTGGCAGGATGCCGCTGGACATGGACTTGCTGATTTCCGTCATCATCTCCTTGTCCGACGTGATGTCGCCGAACATGACGAACTTCCACGTGAACGAGAAGCCGATCTTCCGGTAGATGCTCTCCATCATCCGGCTGAACTGCCAGTAGATGCACTGGCAGAAGCGGCCCTCCAGCTTGGCGGACATGTTCACCACGCCCGCCCGGGGGTTGTCGTTCACCGGGATCAGTCCCGCCAGGCCCGACTTCTCCACGGCGTAGGAATATCCCTTTGTGGAGATCTCTGTGGCGCTGGGTGCCTCTGACAGCTGATGGAGCTTCAGATTGTTCACGGGCGCCGTGAAGAATCCAATGCCGCTGGTGTTGTTCTGGGCCAGCATCTGATACCAGTAGCATTCAAACAGCGTCCGCCCGCCCTCTGAGAGCATATAGGCGTCCTCCTGCTCCGGCCCCTCCGTCTTCCGGTAGGGGATCTCTCCGGTCATCACGGATATCAGAGGGTTCTGCACCAGCTCCAGCTGTACCTGCTCATACTGGGCGATCTGTAGCATGGCCAGAAACAGCCCTGTCATGATGGGGGTCACCGCCGCCGTGGTGTCGTCGATCTCAAAGGTCCACACCCTCTCTGGCGGCAGCGTCACCCAGTAGGCCCAGGCACCGTTTTGCATGTAGCACTCCGGGTTCCCCGGCGCCCCCCGGGCAGCAAGGCGTCGGTATGCCTCCATGTCCACACCGATCCGACGCCCCCGCTTTCCCTGGGGTGCCGTGGTCCCGTAGATCACCCGGCATTCCGGCCGGTCTGCCCGGCGTCCCACCGGGCACAGGATCTGATTGAAGTCGTTGAGATATGGCGTCAGCAGGTCGCCATACTGCTCCGCGCACACCCCTGGCTGGAACAGGTAAAAGAGGTTGAAGGCCACCGTGTAGCCGCTCTCGCTGTTGAGCCCCACGATCTTCACCCAGTCGCTGGGCAGGGGCTCCAGCATGGCTGCGTTCACCTTGTTGTGGCTCTTGTCCACGCTGACCCGGGGGGTGAAGAACACCTTTCCCTCCTGGATGGCAAGACCTGTGATCTTGTGGGCCTGGGCCGCCGGGCCGATCTCCCCGTTCAGTTTCTCCACCAGCGTCCACTCCCGCATCAGGCGGTCCATGTCCACGTCGGCGTCCCCCAGAAAAGCCGGGTAGGTGTAGTAGCGGTAGGTCATCAGGTCCGTGTAGGTCTTGCGGATCTTCCGGATGGGGTAGGCCGTCCACTCCAAGGCGTGTGAGACCTCCCGCAGCCCCCGTTCGCTCTCCTCTGGGACCCGGAGCATCTCCACCACCTTGTCCTTGGTGTAGTCCACCGGCAGGGATGATATGGCCTTCACCCGCCTGTTCTGGATGTATGGGTCCGTCAAAAACGGACTCACCACCCGGTCGGAGGCGGACCGGACGTAAGCGGAGATGATGTTCTCCACGGGCAGGTTCCCGTATTTCCCGGCCAGCTCCCGGAAGTGTTCATACAGTTCCCGGTAGCTTCTGCCGGTGCCGCTCACTCTCATGCCTCTGCCGCCTCCTTCTCGTAGTGTTCCCCGTGAAACTTACGGGCCTCCGCCTCCAGTTCCCGCTCAAAGCGGTCCAGGAACTGCCCATTCCGGGCTTCCAGACTCTCCCGGTGCTCCCGGGTGAATGCCTCCAGGATCTCCATGTTGGCCTCCCGCAGCCACTCCAGCGCCGCGTCCGGCAGCACAGTCAGATCTCGCATCTCCTTCCACCCGTCCCGCTTCCGGCGCAGTTTCCGCCTGTAGATCAGGATGTACCCGGGTCCCAGAAAGCAGTACTGCTCCGTCTCCGGCAGCTTCGCGCTCTCTTCATCCAAAACCGTGCCGTAGAGACGGTAGCTCACATTTTTCGTTCCATGCACCGTCATCGCACCCGGCCTCCTCTGTATCCCACGGTCCTGCCCGCCGTGGCGGCCGCCGCGGCTAGGGCTCTGCGCTGTCTGGCCCGCTCGATGGCCTCTGTCCAGCTGGACTTCTGCATGGCCTCCTCCTTGCGGAGCTTATATTCCAGGACCTGCGCCATCCGCAGGCCGTACTTGGTGGCGGACCACATATCGCGGTTGATCGAATTGGAAATTCGCTTCTCCCTCCACTGTGTTCCGGAAAGTTCCTTCTTCAGGTTCTGGATCTGCTCAATCATCTCCCTGGTCTTCGCGTATGGAATGGCGATTTTCGCATCGTCAATGCTGTCCTTCAGTCCGTGGAACTTCTTGTATGCCTCCACACCCTTATAGACATCAGTTGTCAGCATCTGCACATTCCCGTTTTCAAACTGAAGACCCGCATACCGCAGCATCTCACTGTCTGAGTCATGGGCTCCCTCGTAACCAGTCGTCGCCTTGATGGCATAAATCACAGGCAAAGCGCCCGGAAGTTCCAGATCCGTATAAAAGCGGTGGTCATAGCAGCACAGCGGCGGCATTCCATCCTTCAGATCCTTCATCAGATCCTCTACAACGGCCTTCCCGTACTGCCATCCGTCAATGACGATATAGGTCTGTCCCCCGCCGTCCATGCAGTAGTCTCTCCATCGCCTCTTTAGGTACATGGCCTGCAGCATGTGTTCTCTGGGACTCATATCTTCAACATACACCAGTTGCTTCAGGAATGTGCCATGCTTGATGAAACTCTTCTGTGAGGTCAGTTTCAAAACTGACATAGCACATTTCGCGTTTTTTGCCCCATCTTCATAGGATACGTCATACGCAACCACGTAAACAGCATTCGGATCTCCGCAGTGATGCGTTTCCATAACAGTCAGTTTCTTGGCTTCCGTCAATACGTTTTCGGAAATCACAGGATTTTCCGTTACACCAGTGTAGATGGACTCCATCTCCCGCAGCCATTCTTCCGGACTCAATTTTTTTCGCAAGTCCTGCGCCCACACCCAATCCCGTATACCGGACAAAAGAGCCACTTGGTACGGAAAGTCCACCGCGAACCCGCTTCCATCCACCACCATATCCGCTATGGCGTCCAGGCGATATTGGTAAGCCTGGTTATGCTGGGAGCAGGCACTTGTGATATAGGATTTTTTGAAATCAATATGAATCGGGTCTCTCTGCTTTCCAACTCTATGGGTCAGACGGATCGCTGGTAGGACCACACTGGAAAAAGTGGCGTGGTCAAATGCCTTCCCCTTTTCTTCCTGCCCAACCTCTTCCGCCAAAACAGACGATGCGTTATCGCCGCGCATCGTAGCAACAGAAAATACGCTTCCAAGGTTTGTCCGGATCTCAAATCGCTCATTGCTCTCAGAATAAATATGGTAGTGATTGGTCAAGACCGGATAGTTTTTCTCAATCTGCTTTCTCGCCTGGGAGGCCAGAGGCAGCAGTTGTGTGATAGACGGGCCAAAGTACCGCATGACCTCTCCAGGCCAAAGCACCCCGTCTGTGTACCTTGCGCAAGACGAGGTATAGGTTTTACTGGTTCCGCGGCTTCCTGTGATAAACACGTTGCGGTAACGAGCATTGGCTCGAATCATCACTCTCTGGATCAGCGCCAAAGAGAAGTCAGCATTCTCGTCTTCCAGAAGGTCAAGCAGGTAGTCAGGATACCAACGCCACAATGAGATCAGAAATGCCCAGCTCTCTCCATCGTCCCGCTCCTCAAATTTAATTTCGGCGCTCTCCTCCTGTTTGACCCACCGCTGACTGGCTTGAGACCACTTATACCCCTTTGCCATCTATACCATCCTTTTTGGCTTCCTGCGTTTCTGTTCGTTTCTTTTCCACCATCTTCCTTCGCTCCATCATGGGCAGAAGCTCCAGTTTCTTTTTGATGTCTTTCTCCCATTCCGGAGCGTCCTCCAAAAACTCCCCGGGTAGCGCGTCAATCATCATGGACTCAGAAAGTTCTGAAACAGTCCCCATGCCGGCATTGCGGCGCATCGTATTTTCGATGCAGAGCATCATCTGGTCCGCCGCATCGAGACTATGTGGATACTGCGGCCGCATATTCGGAATCATTTTCAGGAGTTCAGGCAGCGTAAGGAGCTTCCCGTTTTTCATGAAGCCCTTCTTTTCCAGCTTGTCGACGATGGTGTCAACTTTCAATTCCTCAATTGGTTTTTCATCACGCTTCCGCATTAGGTTGCTGGCCTTTATGGTCTCCGCTTGATCCAGGAACTGCTTTGCATCCTTCGCCTTTCCCTGCGCATTTGCCATGGAATATCTCAAAAGGTTCTTGCAGATTTCCCGGAGGTTATACTCTAAAAGTTCATCAATACCTGTGGCTTCAAAGGGCTTGCTCTGAACCTTGTACAAGCGATCCAGTTCATCGTACTGTTCCTGTGTAAAGCCATCCATTTCGCCCCAATCTTCTTTCTGGCGCTTGCTCCCGCGTTTGCGTTCCTTCAATGCTTTTTCGGCCGAAACCATTTTGGAGAACGTTCCATTGGTCAGGTTCTCCCCAAAGATTTGGAGAACATCGCTTTCTCCGTCCACGAACCCAAGGATTGATTTCCCATGCCTGTCCTCTGCAGACCGTCTCAGATTATTTAGGTATGCGATCCAGGGTTCCGCTTCATCATCAAGGCAGGGGAGTCGCTTTAAAACAAACGGGACATCAAATGCTATACAACAGTAGAACATCGCCAAATGCGGCGTTGTCTCTTTTGCAAGCATGTCGAAATACTCTTGCTGGCACTTGCGACAGAACGGTATGAATTTCTGATTTTTGTGTCTCTGCTCGGAACCAAATACTCCGTAAAACTCGTTAAGCTCTGTTCCACACATCACGCAATATTGCGCCCTGTCGTTTTCCATGGAAGAATCTCCTTCAATTTCTCTGAAGAATCATTTTTTCAAGGTTGATTTTCCGAACATCAGCTTACGGCTTTGCTCATAAACCTTGATCCCATCCTTCGTCATCCTGACCTCAGCAGTTTCACCGCCGCTTATAATCCTTTTGATCGTGTTCCACACTTCCTGTTCACCGGGATTCATGCGAACACCTCCAAAGAAAAAATCGGCACCTACCGTACCCCATAAAAGGAATAGCACGGTAAGTGCCGATTGCTCTATATACTAAAAATATACCATGCTTCAGAGCAAAAGGCAATTAGTTTCATGTTTTTTTTGAAATTTGTTTATTGTCTTGCAGGATTCACAAACAATCTCCACATTGATATCCGCGAGTATCGGAGAAATCACAACAGAGCGCCCCTTATGTCGGATCGTCATGCTTCCATTCTCCAGTTTTCCGATGATTTTTCCGCATCCGGCGCATAGCAGAATCCCGCCGTCATTCTCATTGTCAGCCAATGGTTACTCACTATCCTTTCTTTGCAGATCTGCTCTGGAATTCAACACGTATTTTGTGGGCCGAGCATCAATGCTCTCCCTATATGAATTCTATTTCTTCTAAATCCGCATCCGTCTCCAGAATATCGCTATACGGATCCGCATTTTCGTCAAAACACTCCGAGAGGCTATAACCGGCCGACCCCGCCGATTCGATCTCACACCCCCATACCCCAAGATTCTCCGCCTTCGGATAGTGGAACCGTGCCACCATCCCGTCCTCAAAGCGCAGACGGACATCCTGGTTATAGCAGCTGATCTCGTCCTCCTCAAAATCAGAATCCTCAATTTCAAGAAGGTCATCGCTCGCTCCATAGATCCTTGCCACTTCCTGTTCACCCCCTCAAATATCGTTTCAGTTCCTCCACCGATCCGAAATACTGCGTGGAATAGATATTCTTTCTGAATGTTTCAATCCGAATCAACCACGAGGTCTCACTCCAGGCTTTGTCCGGCACCCCCATGCTGATGCGGATGCTTCCCACGTTCCGAAGGCTCCGTTCCAGGATCAGTCCCTCCTTCCGGGCCCAAAATGCTTCTCGGATGATGGAATATTCCTTTTCCCAAAGTAAATACTGTATTCCCACAGGCGCCTCTCTTTCGCCCATATCATACGCCTGTACTACCGAACCCTCCGCGGTTCTCATTCTCCAGATGCTCGACCTGCTCAAAAACAACATGGGGGTTCTCCCTGTGCAGTCGGAACTGGCAAATCCGCGTCCCTGCCGGGATCTCGGCGTCTCTCATGGCGATGGCCGGAAAGTGCCAGATGTCATCATCGCCGCAGTATGCGTTTTCAATCACGCCCATGCTGTTTGCCAGAATGATCCCATATCGTTTGTATGTACTGGACCTCGGCACGACTTCCGCGTAATACCCCCGGGGAATTTCCATTGAGATCCCAAGCGAAATCATCTGATACTCGCCATCCGATAAGACGGCGTTCTCTGCTGTGCAGAGATCAATCCATTCCCCATACTGCTTTGGACAGGGGCCTCCATGGGTATTGATCCGAACCTTCAGCGGACGGCCTGAGGTTCCTCGCTGAAGATAATTGTGCATTACCCAGCAGACAGTTACTAGGCATCCGATCAGCAGTACCGATACTGCCAACGCCTGTGCGAAATTCAATATAAATTCCACGCTCAACCCTCCATAATTTTGATGTGAGACTCTACTCGCAGAATATCACGCAGGTCGGAGATCGTGCAGTACCCCCGGTCTACACTGTCTGCCAAGTCCAGCACTTCAGCCATAATGCGTGACAGTTCTGACGTTTCCATCCCCTCTTTATCGCGCAGGACTGTAAACATGATAGCCCAGGATTTTTTGACAGCTGTTGTGACAGCATCCTCCTTCGCCCGTTTCAGATCCGCATGAGTGAGGGGTCTCCTTCGTGGATTTACCTTTTTCTTTGCTTTCTTGCCCATAGTTTCGACCTATCTCTTTCTCCATCAGGAATCATCGCCAAGGAACTGTTATAAGGAATTTCCTAGCACATCCGAAAATCTTGCGTTTTCCCATATCTTGAGGTTTCCAAATGCGGTGCTTGTGATAAACGCCAGGACCCTATCTCCTTCTCCGTACACAACAAAGTCTCTTCGGTTGTTGCCACGCGCGATTCCTATAGACCCAGGGTACAGTTTTTGAAGCAGTCGGCACGTGTCAATTTCTTCCTCTGTAAAACGTGGCTTTCCCAACTTCCACTTCCCAGGAGGCGGTGCAAATACCTGGATTGATTCACATACTTCTCTAGCCTCGCAGTTCCTACAGCTTTTCGATTTCCGGCAGACCTCCTCGATTTCTCCGATGGTCCAATCGAAAATGCTTTCGTGTTTAGCCATTTCCTTCACCTCCGATGATCTCGTCAAGGGTGTAAGACTGGCCGGGCTGGATAGATGGAAAATATTCTGTGCTCAGCATCAGAGAAGCACCAGACACAGCAACGCTCCCAAAGGGTGCCTTTACAACTGCTATTGCGCACGGAAACAGCACCTTGATAGCCTTCGCTCTCTCCACCTCCTGCTCGGTGAAGCGTGGTTTGCGGATGATGCGGTCGGGGTGGTTGATAAGGTCTAATGCAATGCAGTCTTGAACGTCCCCATCTTTGTCTTTTATGAGCCCTTCCGGGGTAATGTGATATGGATTGCAGTACGAATCTGCAATGTAGAATTGTTCTCCCACATCAAACCCCAGCACCTCACAAATTCTCGGCTTGTCCATGTTGGCCTCCTTCTCTTTCGCCTCTTTGATTGCTTTGGCCGGGTTTAATATATCTAGTGATTGCGAATAAAACATGCTATCCTCCGTTTTGTCCTCCACCTCATAGCCCATCAGGCGGGCGGCTACACGGGGGTAAGCGTTGGCCCAATCGGCGCATGGCTCTCCATCCGTTTGCCCTTTAAGAGGGCACGTCTGCAAAAAGCAGTCATTTTCTCGGCAAAAATAATCTGCCGCAGAGGATATGGACAAGAATACTTCCCCCGTCTCCGGGTTACGAAACTTCATGGTCGTCCTCCTCAAAGCGAATTTTCCCGCAGTTGTCATACTTCATCTGTTTCCCCCGAATGTCTCGCAGGATGATGTACGCCCGCCGGAGCTGCTCAATGTCAAAGTATCCGAAGTGGCAGTCCTCAACTGATATGTCCATCTTCCGGGCAAGCCAGCTATATAGATCATTGCGCTTTTTATGGGCCTTTGGCTTCCCCTGCCAGAGCGGGTCAAATAGAGCGTGGCACATCTTCTTTCCGGTGCGCATTGGTTCGTCGGCCAGCAGACCAAGGGCCTCCCGTGGTCGTGGCTTGTGCGTCCCCACATAGGCTCCACACCGCTCACAGAGATAACAATATCCGCTCCCATATTCCCGGCCATATACACGGGCGTTTGAGCAGTAGACCACAGGCCCACCGCAGATATTACACTGGGTCGGATGGGTATTTATCATGCTTGGCCTCCTTTCGCTGGCCGTAGGAGCAGAAATCATCATCGTGCATTTGACCGCAAAGAATATTGGGCTGTCCGGGTGTTCCATCTCTATAAATGCACTCCCAGCACCTGACCACAGGCACGGCGTCGATGGTGGGGGCATCATCGATAGTCTCTTTGGCTATAATGGCACTATCTGAAACTCCGAACTCTGAACGTAGCGCGTCAGCATCAATCAGCCTCATGCTCGTCCTCCTTGTCCATGCGAGCGCCGCAGTTGGGGCAGTATTTCATAACAGGAATTGCTAATGTAGAAAAGTGCATACCGCATTCACTGCATGGATGTCCATTCAAACTCGATGTTAATGGGAAGGATTCATACTCTCCCCATCTCCCGTGCCTTACCTCCACCACGTCGGCGGCGGGGATATTACTAAGCAAAAATTCAACCCCATAAGGATATTGATATTTTCGGATTGCCTCAATAGCCGCTGCCCTCTCGATGTACTCCTTCATCGCTTATTCTCCCTCACAATGTAAAATGCGATTTTAATAAGGCCCATTCCAGCAATAAAAACTGCTGCTGCCCAGTTTATGGCGGTATTACCAGTTCCTTCTAACCCATAATAAACATTCAGTGCCGCCAAAAAGAAATCCATGCCAGCAAAAAATATCATTCTGAACTTCCTCCTTGCCCATTCTGCTCCCTCCGTTCCAGCGCGTCAGCGATCCGCTTTAATTCTTCCTTAATTCCTCGCAGTTGATCCTGTCCGCTCATATCCTTGAAAAGTAGCAATAGAAACAAAGCAATCGCAATCACTTGCAAGGTTGCGTCAATCTCGGTCATTCCTGCTCCCTCCGTAGTGCTTCCTCGGCCTCGGCGCGGGAAAAATACTTGCCCTTGTCAAACAGCGAAAACTCAAGCAAGGCCATACCAAACCCACATCTAAGAACAACCTGCTGGATAGGCTTGTTCCCGATCCACTTTTCACCGCCTGCTTCCTCGATGTAGTAGACCATGCCATCTTTCGGCAGTACCACGCACCGCCCCTCCCGTTTGGCCTGAACCATTTCCCGCAGTTCGTCCAGGTCGTACTCGTCGCCCAGGATGTCCTCGATGGCGGCGAGGCGGCGTACAATGTCACCAACACTTTCGCACTCGAAAGATATACTGGCTTCATTTGTTCTAATTGTCAGCCGTTCCATTGTCAGTCCTCCTTCTGCGGGCCAATAAATTCGTAGAGGTCATGTTTTTCCGTACATTGCCCCACGGCCCATTTTTTACATCCGTCAAGTCCTCCAAAATGCTTGCATCCGGCACACCATTCTATTTCCCTCAGATATTCTATAGCCGCGTCGCGACCCGCTTTCACCTGCTCCAGCTCGGCCCGCAGTTTGGGGGCGTCAGTCAGGTCTCGGATTTGCTCTGCCTTGACCGCCGGGATGGAGCACCCGGCACAATGCCCTTTTTTGAACGATTCAACTTCGGCCCGCAGTTTCTCGTTTTCGGCCTGGAGCGTAGAGAGGGCAATAACGGCGTCCCCGGCCATACGACTGTAATCATTCAGGCAGTATCGTTCTGCCCTTCGCAGTTCCTTGAGTAGCGTCTCAATGTCCATCAGTCTCCCTCCCATACTCCGTCGGGCCGCATCTGCGCCAAGGCCAACAGCTGTCGCAAGGGCTTGATTGCGTTTTCTCTGGTTGGCAACCAGTAGCCGGTTGCCCCCTGTTCCTCGCACTTCCGACGCTCTTTTTCACTGATGTCCGTAGTCATGCCATCAAGTTTTGAAATGGCCTTTTTTAAGACCGGGATGCTCTCCGCTCCCGTCATGCCGTAGATGGTTCGGATGCCCTTGCTGGCTTTTCTCGTTCGGGCAAATACACCAGGGCGGTAGTACCAGTCAGCATAGTTGCCTGTAATGTTCAGCCATTCCTCGGTGGTCCCGCCCATAGCATAGGTCCCGCCCCTCATGTGGTGGGCCGCTTCCAGTTCCAGCGGCTCGTGTGTCGCTGGGTCCGCCAAATAGATGTCGTGGCTCATGTATTCACCTCTCCCTCCGGCGGTCGACCCCATGTTTTATGCATCCGCTCCTTGTACTTTTGGTTAAACCCCAAACCACGCCGCCGGATGTACCCCTGGAATAGCAGGATTTGTGCTCCGACGAGGCGGCGCTCCACCCCGAAATCGTAGTCATATTCCCCATCGCTCCAGAGGAAGTGTGGGCAATGTGCCTCACTGCGTGGGACCACCGTCACCTTGACCTTGAATGGATGACGGATTTTTGCCTTTGCCGCTTCCAGGAGGCAGTTGGACCAGAACGGCCCCTTGATGTTCTTTGCGCTCATGCTTCTTCCTCCGGCGGGCGGCGGTCAGGCGGTGCTGGAAGGGGCATCCAAGCGATGCACCTACCTTTTTCGCAAAGCTCCTCCCCGTTATTCACAAACCACTTTTGGATAATGTCGTAGTAGAATCTGACCACATGGATTCGCTCTGTATTTGGGCTTTTGTAGGTCAGCAGGCAGGGATACAAGTAGCCGATTCCATCCAGATCGTCCTCGATGTATTGTCGTGCCTCGTCCTCTGGAAGTCTTTCCTCCACGCTCACCCACTCGTTCGGCGGGGTAAGGGTGGGCATATCATCCAGTTGGAGTATCACATCAGAGATAATATCTGCGCCTTGTGTGTCGTTATCTTCCAAGCAGTCTTTCTTCCATTGCTCAAGAATTTCCCCAAAACGGCTTGCGTCAATCGGTCGTACTGTCATCTTTCAGCTCCTCCAATCTCTCCATCACCATCTGCACGGCCTCGTCTGTCATGGGAGCGCCGCAATTAGGACAAAATTCTGAACTGTAAAACCTAATTCCAGGAGAATATCCGCATTTTGAACACGCCATATCATAGACACCAAGTTTTGGAACGCCTTTCCACTCACCCCTCCACACCTTCTCCAACTGCTCCCGGCTGGCGGGGCGGAGGGCGGAGAGAAGGGTGTCAACAGTTTCGTCCGTTAGGTCAAAGGCATGCTTTAGCGTTTCTCCATCTGGGGATATCGGTTCATAGCCCTGGTACTGCTTCAATAGCTTAATTGCTTCTTCCCGCGTCATTTGTCGTCCTCCCTTTTAAAATACGTTTCCCTTCTCTTTTGCAGCTCATATTCATGGCAATCCGGGCAAAAATCCTTCCATCTGTCTCCCAATTTCTTATGAATCCATCCATTTTCTTTTGCGTCTCTTATGTGCTGGGGGAAGGATTGCCCCTGATAGTTCGTCCAAAAGATTCTGCCGCAAGCATCACACTTAACGCCAAGAAAGTCTCCGTTGTATCTGACTGTCATTCCATCCCCTCCAGCATCTCCATCTCCTCCAACTTCATGAAACACGCCCAGAAAGTCCGGCTCTGTTTTCCGCTGTGGTGTCCGAACAAAGGTTTCTGTCCGATAGCTTTCCAAACCTTCGCCGCCGGGATGTCGTACTCTGACCATTTGAAAATGAGCACCCCATCCGGTTTAAGTACCCGCATACACTCTCGAAAACCATCATGGAGCATTTTGGGCCAGTTATCATCCAATTTCCCGTATTTCTTGACAAGCCACGCCGTCTCTTTCGCCCCTGTCAGATGCGGTGGGTCAAACACAACCAGCGGAAAGGAGTTGTCTGGGAAAGGCAACTCCGTGAAATCGCACACCACATCCGGGTTGACATCCAGAGTACAATTTCCGGCATTCTTCCAGAGGTGGTGGTGCTGCTCCTGGCGCTTATCACAGTACACAGCCGCTGGGTGGTGCTTATCGAACCAGATAGACCTTGCCCCGCAGGTCACATCAAGAATTTTCTTCTCCATAAAGCACCTCCCCCCTTCTGCGCAGGTATTCCAACTGGGCATCCCCAATTTCTCCAAAGCAGATACGCTGTTTTGCTGTTTCAAAGTCTTTGGGATTTTTCTCAATCCCGATAAATCGCCTTCCCGTGTTCACACAAGCCACACCTGACGAACCGCTCCCCATACAGTTATCCAGTACAACATCCCCGGGATCCGTAAAGGTCTTGATCAGCCACTCGCATAGCTGGGTCGGCTTTTCTGTCGGATGAAGACATTTTGCTGGATGGGATTTTGGAAATGTGAGCAGGGATGTCGGATGCTTCCATGCTCCGTGTTTCGCACTATTATCCACGATGGTGTATTCCCCATAGTCTCGGTTTTTGAAGGAGATACCTGCTCTTTTTCCATTTGCAGCCCCTTTGCTGTGATTTGGATTTCCAAGCACTTTCTGCGGGTGATATGTAGGCTGTTTTTGATAAAAAACAACGATTTCTTCTGTTCTCCGCAGCGGCCTTCTGTTGGCATTGAGGAATCCAGATGGAAGCACTTTATCCCACACGAGGTTATATCTCCACCACGCCCGGTTACTTTCCATCAGATCCGCCATAAACATCCCGTCCGCAAATAGGCAGATGGCCCCGTTCTCCTTGATAATCCGCTTGTACTCCTCCCAGAGTTTGTCCAGTTTCAATGGTCGGTCCCACTGATTCTTTGTGACCCCGTAGGGCAGGTCGCAAAGGATCATATCCACACTCCCGGCCGGAATGTCCCGCATCAGGTCCAGGCAGTCTCCGCAAAGCAATCTTACCATCAGAGCTGCCGACCTCCACCGTAATCGTCGGCTGTTCCCCCGCTTCCCAGGCTCAGTTGCCCGCTCTGATACAGTTGATACAGTGTTCGCCCCTGCCGGTCTGTCAGGTAGGGAAGAAATACTTCCTCCATCTGGACCTGCCCCGCCTCGATGATCGCCATCTGGGCCATCACCCAGTCCCGCACGTTGCGCCAAGCCGTGCGCTCAGCTTGACCGGGTTGTCCCTTCACCTTTTGCCGGGCGAACACGGTCCGTACCCCCTCCACGTTGGCAGGAAGTGCGAACCCTCGTATACCAGCGGGCGTCTCGATCCCAAACATGACACCAATGGGCTGTCCTGCTGCGTCATAGTCCACCATGATCTTCCGCGCCCCATGGCTGGCAAGAGCCCCTTGGATTTCTCCCAGACTCTTGTACACATCAATTGTGGTCGTATAGTTCTTGATTGCCATGCTATCAATCCACCCTTTACTGCAATTCAGGTCGGCTGAGATGCTGGAACGGACACCCATGTCGGCACCCGGTCACAGGGTTCCAGATCATGGAGGCCCAGTCAATTTTCGTTTTGTTCATGTTGCTTTCCTCCGTTCAGTTGCAGCATTTTTTCTCTCACCAGCTTGTCGATTACATGGCCCCGCTCCCGGTAGCCACACATGGCGGCCAGCTTCTCCAGGTTATAGGCCGTCTGCGCGGTCACCAGGACGCTGATCCGGCGCATGTTTTTCTTTCCGTTCATGGCTCCACCTCATTCCGCCGTCCGTTCAAAACGGATTTTCATTTGTGCTGGGTACAGGTCTACCTCCGGCCTCCGGCGTCCGGTCCATCGTAGGCCGCCGGCCTGTCCTACGCATTTCCACCCAGCTGCCCGCAGGCTTGCTCCGTTTTCGCTCTCCAGGATGTATGTCACCAGGCGCTTATACCCCATTGCCCGCGCCGCCCTCCAGGCTGCGGCATACAGCATGGAACAGGCGTTGCGGCTCCCGTCAGTACAAAGGCGGTTTACCTCCAGGGTCCACCCATCATCCAGGTGGCGCGATACCGGGCGCCCTATAATGGCAACGCCCACGATCCGCTCTCCGTCCGAAAGCCCTATGGAGAATTTATGCCCAGCCACCGGTCCATGGTGGCGGTGGTTTTGCTCCACAAAGGCGTTGGCCTCTCGCAATGTCATGGGGACGATTTCCAGCATTACACCGCCACCGCCCTTTCCAATTCCTCCATGGTGTTGATCTCCACGCCCGCGCACCACTCCGGCAGGTTGGCCCGCACCAGGGCCGTGGCAAACGGGGGAGGCACGGCGTTGCCACACCTGGCTACCTGCTTGCTTTTTCCGTAGGTTTGGCCGGTGTAATCCCGCTCGATCTTGTAATCATCCGGGAAACCGTTGGCTCGGTACAATTCCCGCGGCGTCAGCATGCGCAGGCCAATGTCTGCCATGAAATACCAGGCGCCCCCGATCTGGAACAGGATCACATCTTCCGGCCCCAGGTCATAGCCGCAATATGTATTCAGCAGCTCCCGGATCTCCGGCCAGTGTTTGAGATCCGCGCCCGGCTCCGCTCTTGTGATCCGCGTGGTGACCACTCCATGATGGCCTCCTCCGGCGGTGATGGTCTGCACCGGCTCCGTGGCAGGCCCTCCCAGGTTGGTGCCTTTCATCTTGACCAGGTGCGCAGTTGTCAGGCCCTCGTGGTCCTTGGATATTACCGTGTGGAGCGGGTCCTGGATGTTCTGGCCGTGCTGGTCGTTCCCGTAGTATTTGACCAGGCTTGCCGCCGTCAGGCCGTAGCGGTTGGCTGCGTCAATGGTCATGATCGGCCCGGTGATCTCCTGTCCTCTCACATGCTCCGACTGCTCCGTATGATACTGGATCAGGGAGGCCCCTAAAAACATTTGACCGCCTCCGCCGCCGGTCCGCGCCGTGTCTATCGGCTCATTGACGGGGTGCCCCGTGGAGTTGGTGGTGTTTGTCACCGTCCATGGTGCCATGGTCGGGCTTGCCACTCCATACCCATGCTTTGCTGTTATGGTCTGGAGCGGGTCCCCGATCTCCTGGCCCCGGAACTCCCCGGCGTGGTTGACCAGCACCAAAAACGGGTTGGCCGACTTGATCACGAACTTGTCCACACCCCTGGCCACCCGTCGCATGGTGTTGGGCCGGAGTGGCCGCTGGGCGGAAAGGCCGTATTTCTCCCGGATTTCCTCCCGCGTGTCGAAAATGGAGGGGCAGGGGAGGCTCCAGTCTATGATCTCCGCCGCGCTCCGCCACGGCTTTTTCCGCCCCTCCAGCACCTCCCGGCTGTCCGCCGGCGCGTGGGTGGGTTCCGGCCACACAATGGGCCTCCCGTCGCAGCGGGCGATCAGAAAAAACCGTTTGCGGGTGGTTGGCGCTCCATAGTCCGCCGCCACCAGTTCCCGCCACTCTACGGCATAGCCCAGTCCCTCCAGTTGGCCAATAAACCGCCGGAATGTTTGCCCGGTCTTTGCCTTTACCGGGTGTCCGCGGCGCACTGGCCCCCATGTCTGGAACTCCTCGACATTTTCCAGGATGATCACACGGGGGCGAACTGTTCCGGCCCAGCGCAGAACGATCCAGGCTAGCCCCCGGATTCGCTTGTCCACGGGCTTTCCGCCCTTTGCCTTACTGAAATGCTTGCAGTCAGGGGAGGCCCACAAAAGGCCTACCGGGCTACCTCCGGTGATTTCGAGAGGGTCCACATCCCACACGCTGGCCTGGTAGTGGGTGGTGTGCGGGTGGTTGGTCTTGTGCATTAAAATGGCGTCTGGATCGTGATTGATCGCTATGTCCACCACCCGGCCCGTGGCCAGTTCAATGCCCGTGGAGGCTCCACCGCCGCCGGCAAAGCTGTCCACAATCTTCTCCTCCCACATGCTGATCTGCGCTTTCATGGCTCCACCTCTTTTCTCCGTTTGAATGGGCACATTTCAAAGTCTTTCCGGCAAGTAAGCTCAAAGTGAAGCCCCGGCAAAAGCCCATCATGTGCCCGGCATTGAACTGATCCGATCCCCCCGTCCAGCCAAAATCCCTCATATTCCGGGCAGTTGCATTTGTAATTTGGTTTTCCGTCTTTTTCAAACAATGCGTATGGGCTTTGCGGGTCTACGGTTTGATCTATCCACTCGCTTGGGCGTCCGTCTTTCCGTAGGCGCTCCCGCGCTTCCGCAAAACCCGGTAGCTCCTCATTCATCGTACTTCCTCTTTTCTTGCTTTGATCTGTTCGGATTGCGGCCAGGACGCCAGTTTTTCCCGCTTCCTCCACATCAACACGGCCTGAACCCTGCACCCCATAGCATCCGCGATCTTCGGATCGCTCCATTTCTGGTCATAGAGCTTTTTTGCCTTTTCCCAGTCGTATCGAGTTTTCCGACGGCTTGGGTTAATAGCAATCCCAGGACCTTTTGTCCTTGCGTTTCTTTTTGATTCCAGCGGTTCCCCTGGTTCAAAGTGTTCGCACAACTCCGGCGGAACAGCCTGCCTCGTGTGGCCGGTGAGCAATGCGAAATCGCACAGATAATCCATGTTTTCTGCGGCTCTGAAAATGCACGAGGCGCACTTGCATCTCAGTTTTGAATTCACTATTTCAACACCTTCCATCTATACCCACGTGGATCCAGGACTCCGTGGTAAAGCCGTCTGTCTAATGACTGCACTGTCAGTCCACTTGCTTTGGCTGCTGCGATTACGGATGGATAAAGCTCTACATTTCCGTTCCGGTCCGTTCGCATGACCGGTCGCCTTGAACCGCGGGACCATGATTCGCGGCCGATCTCCGCCCGTGTTTTATAGGTCAGGTTTTCCAGTGTACATTCGGACTTAACCCCATTTTTAGGGCTCACACAAAGTCCGTGCTTCCTCGCATATCCGTCATTGAAAAGCTCGTCCAGAAGGCGGAAAACGCCTAGCCGTCGCTGCGTTCCATCGGTTTTGCGAAGTATTACCTGCGCTCTACGTGTTACTCGCACAGAAATCGTCTTCCAAGCCCCTCCCCTAAATTGCTGTACCTCCCCACGATCACTGATGCGATAGGGATAGGCGTAGCCGGGGATGTCCCGCCATATGATCTCCTCTTTTCTGTCTCCGGAGGCATTCATTTCTCTTCACCCTATTCCTTCCACATGCCAGTCAGCAGACAGTCCCAAGATCTGATATGCTCCGCCCATCCAGCCACAAATCCAGTTGCTCTTGTTCGACTGTTGAGAGGCCGTCAAGAAAATCGAGGAGTTTGCCTTTTAGGATCTTCCTGCAGGATTTGCACAGGATTTCTCCATTCGGCATATACCCTTTGCATTTCGGGCATACAGCGGCGTCTTCTATGTACGGAAGTCCGCAGACAGGACAAAGCTCCACCCTGGATTGATAGCCCTCGAAAACAGTATTGTCCCTCTCCTTCCGGATCAGTGGGGCATCAAAGTATGCGTTGCAGAGCTTGCAGTGTTTCATGTTCCGGTCTCCTTCAACCACCAGACCGTCAGAACCTGCCGGCCATTTTGGATGCAAGTATCATAGTCTGGCTCAAAGATGTCCACGTGATTTCCAACAACGCCAGTGTCCGTAGCCCAATACTGTTCGATAGTCCCGTCTGAAAACTCCACAAACACGTCAGCATACTGGGGGATCACGCTGTTGTCCACAGCGCAGGTCACACCCTCCACCGTGGGAAGTCCGCTGGCCGTGATGCCATAAGTCGGGTCATCCAGGGTCTTGTTACAGGTATCGTTGTTGTACCAGGTCACGGTGCAGTTGTCGATCCGGTTGGCCTTTGCCACCAGCGCCGCCAAAATCAATTCATTTTCCGACGCTTCCATTTCATCTGCGGTCAGGTAGCAGCACTCCATGGCTGGCGTGTCGTCCCCAGGCAGTCGCCCGCCCTCCCTGTTCTCCGGCGTTTCTTTTGCGGAGAGGTTGGAATCCTCCAGAGGTGCTTCCATGCCAGCGGTCCTAGCTGTCAGCAGGAGATATCCGCACAACCAGACTAGAATAAACAGCAGGGAGAGTGCATACAGACCCAGCCGCAGTCTGGACTCACGCCGCCACTCCTCCCGGGTCCTCGGGGGTCTACTCCGGCCGGTTTCCGCCTGCTTCCCTCGCTTCATCTGGACACACCTCCTATCCGGTTCTTCGACTCCGCCAAGTACGTAGCGCCGTATCGCCTTCGGCCGCACTCCGCGCACTGGATCTTGCCGTCCACAACCTCCCGCACCTTCCGCAGCGTGTAAACGCCTCTCAGCTTTTCGGCGCAGGGTACGCATAGATTTAGCTCCATCAGTCTCCCTCCTCCAATCTCGTAATAGTGATCTCCACCCGCGGGTTCTTCCGGTCCAGTCTCACCCGGCTCCCGTCGTGCCCGCCCACGATGCGGCTGTTGTCATCCTTCAGCACCTTGCACGCCACCAGCAGATCGTCTGTAGCCGCCTGCAGGTTCAGTTTGTCCACTAGCTGCCGGGTCGGCATGTAGTAGACTTCCCGGACGTTACAAAGGCACTCAATGGGCTCCCCAGTGTAAAACACCTGGGATTTGAATACCTCGGCGTACGCCTTGAACTGGTCTGATTGCCCAACGAACCGCTTTCCATCCGCCCGCTTGCGGATCTCCATATGATTTTTCTTCGTGATGGGTTTCCCCAGCACCGTCGCCTGGAAAAGCACCTCCCCGGCCGGCGGGGTAGCGGAGGCCCCCTGCGGGTGAGGCGCTGATCCGTAGGCCTTCCCGGTAATATTCCGGATGATATTCCGGCTCTTTGGACTGGACTGTGCCAGCTTTTCCAGAATCTGCGCTTGTGCCTTTGGTGGCAGGTCCTTGAAGTCAATTCCCATCTCGCGCAGCCTCGTTCCTTAGCCGGGCGATTACCTGCTCTCGGGCCCTTCCCTTGTCCACCTCCTGCCGTCTGACCGCTTCCCACAGCGTCCTACGCGACGCCTCCAATCTTCGGAGGGCATCATCCTGGCTCTCATACACTGGGAGCCCGTCTGCGGAAGGTGTGTCGATCTCCACCGGCTTTGCGGCGCAGGACACGATTTCTTTCAGGCCATCCGGCAATTTTCGGTATTCCTTCTCCGCCGCGGCAATATAGCGATAGCTCCGCTGGAAATTCGAAGATACCACGCTGTGCAGGGTCTCACTATCCATTGCCGCCCATTCTCTCAGCGTTGCCGGACTTCCAACGATCCGCCGGAGGATTGGCGGGAGCTTCTCGAACTCCTCTTTGGCCCCATAGATTCCATTCCTGACAGCGGCAGCAACCAGGTTCCAAGCGTCCGCCTCTGTCATTTCCCCGCCGCGAGGACCCGTAAACTGACAGATTTTTTCCTTGACGGCTCCGATATGGGGCGGGAAGCCCCGATCATCTGTTGCTATCAGGATCTTCACGGCTGCCGCGACTAGCTCATAGGGCTCTTCGGCAAACATATCACCCCACAGATTGATGGCATCAAGCGCCTCCTGCCTTGTAACGTTGCGGTAAAAGTTCGGATATGCGCCGCGCAAAACCGACATGATCTTGATGGTCTCTTCCCGACTCATAAAATCCCCTCTTCCCGTGCAATGTCCATAAACACATTGCCCCCGCCTCTCAGCTTTTTCTGGTTTCCGCCCTGATCCTGCTCCTTCGAAAGCCAGCGGACCACAAATGACTTAATCCCCCGTATAGTCTTTCGTCTCGTTGGATTCGCATCCAGCCATCCGCGCATCGATCTCAGCTGTTGCATGACATCTACAGCAGGGTACAGGCTCTTCCATTCATGAAACTGCTCCACGGAAACCGGAAATTCCGTTCCGTCGTTCAGGGGCAGGCCGATCACCGGCAGCGCGGATGCAGATTGCGGCTCCGCGCTACCTTCTTCGTATTCGGATTCGTATTCGGATTCGGATTCGGATTCGGATTGGATTAAGGCCGCGTCTTGCGGCGGTTGGCCGCTGTTGGCCGCCGTCGGACGCTGTTGGCCGCCGTTAGCCGCCATCTGCTGCGGTTTTCCGCAATCTGCCTCGGCGGGCCTCAGACCGTCAGCTTCCTCTGGCCCGGGATACTTGGGCTTATAGTCTCGGATTCTTTGATGTTCGCCCCAAGTCGGGAACCAAAAGTAGGGCTTCCCGCCTACTGTGTAGAGGGAAACGCAGCCTTTGGCCGCCAAACCGTGGATAGCCACATCGACATCCTTTATCGTCACCCGTTCCCGAAGTGGAAAAACCCGGCCCTTGATGATTGCAGGCCTCGCATCACCGCGCCCGGCATCATCTGCCTGTGTAATTAAGCCAACCCAAAGCCGAAACTCGAAATCCGAAAGCGACGAGATCTTTTCACTGGTAAAAGTGCTTTCTTTTATAATCCTGTTCGGCATGTGGCCCTCCTCCTTTAAAATGGAAGAGGGCCGTCCTCTTCGCCAATCTCAGCAAAATCGGATTGCCTGTCCCCCTGTGTATCATAGGAGGCACCCCCACTAAATCCACTGGCACTGTCCCGCTTGGAATCCCCGAAGTAGACATTGTCGGCAACGACCTCCGCGCTCCTACGCTTGCCGCCGTCCTTGTCCGTCCATTCGCGGATCTGCAGGCGGCCCTCCACCACAACCATGCGGCCCTTTGTGAAGTATCTGCTGACGAACTCCGCGGTGCTGCGCCAAGCCACAACGTCGATAAAGTCGGTCTCCTTCTCACCGCTCTGGGATTTGAAGTCCCGGTCCACAGCCAGGGAAAAAGACGTGACGGCGGTTCCACTTCCGGTGCGGCGCAGTTCAGGGTCCCGGGTCAGGCGTCCCATGATGATGATTTTATTGAGCAACCTATATCGCCTCTTCTTTCCCTTCAATGTCATTGTGGCCGTGAAGGTAAATGATCTCGCTGTAAGATGCTGCGTTCCGAACCAGCCAGGAGTCCGCCTGTTCCTGAGAAAGATGCGTTCTGATCGCCCTCTTCTCGTAGGAGAACTTACCGTCATATTCCTTCTCAGCGATTCGCCGTTTGATCTCTTCAGTCCTGTGGTTGGCCTCGATCATATACAGGTCGAATCCGTAGGCTTCTACGCCATCCATGCTCACCGTGTCCGTCGCATATAATGCTTTCTGTCCATTGGGGAGCGTGATCTTATATCCGCAGTTCGGAATATCGTGAAACAGATTGAATGGCTCCACTCGGACGGTTCTCCCATAGATAGAGTAGTTATAAGCCGTCCCTATTGCGTAGCTGTCAATTCTATGGATAGGCACACCTGCCTCCACGAGCGGAAGAACCATCCACTGGCAGCATCCGAACCGCAGAAGGGGGCGATCCGCCGCAAGTCGGCGGATCGTGGCCCCGTTAAAATGGTCGTGATGCTCATGCGTAAGCAGCACCAGATTGATCTTTCGGTAAATCTCTTGCAGATGTTTAAATGGAACGCCGCAGTCAATCAGGATATTCCCATTCAACAGCACCGCATTTCCGGAGGATCCGGTAGCAATGACATCACAGTTCACCAAGTTTCATCTCTCCCGTGCTCTCGTCCATCGTCATGCCGCCGGGCGGTGCCTCGGGGGCTTCCTGATAGTCCGCATCCACTACCGCCGCACCTTCGATGGAATTCGGCGTTTCTGCGGAAGCGTCGTAGTCCTCTTCAGGCGGGATGATATTGAGGGAGCCGTCCTCTGCCTGCTCGGCCACGATATCCTCCTGCATGGCCTTTTCCAGATCCACGGACACCATGCCCCATTTGGAGATCAGCTGCCGCAGCATCGTCTTGTAGGCCATGCTGTCAAAGTCCTTGTACCAGAAAGAGGAGTAAAGCCACATATCACGCTCCTTCACCTTTCCGGCCTCATAGTCGGCAAAGGAGACCTTGCTATACCGCGGGTTTCGCTTGTTCTCTACGGCATCCTTGCTGAAGGATGGACTGTAACGATCCGCGTGTTCGACCATCTTCTCCTTGGACCAGTACATGGCCTTCCGAAAGCCGTTCATGTACTCGAACATGGCGTAGTAGCCAATGGTCCGGGCAGTTTCCCGTTCGCGGTCATCCTGGATCAATCTGACCTCGATATCCTCGTTCAGCGGATCCCAGCGGATCAGTTCTCCTTCCTTGACGGAAATAACATTGAGCTTTTTGTAGTAGCCGGAACGCAACGCCAATTGAATAAGTCCCTTGTAGCCGAGGACAAACTGTGCGCGCTTCTCTGTGAGAAACACTTGCTGGCCGTCCCTCGTTACAGGCTGGCCGTCTTCATCCATCAGTGGGATCTTCTTCCCGTTTTTGTCCTTCAGCGCGACCTCAAAGGGAACGAAGTAATACTGTCCCATCTGCGGAGACGGGATCAGGTTCAGAGACTCACCGATCAGCGCGACGGAAAGCACAGATTTCGGTGTGCACTCCTGGATCACGGGATTTGCCACAGAGGCCGCGATCACGGACGAGACGAACCGCTTCTCACGTGCCACGTCATTCAGGGCGTTATGTACAGCTTCCTGAAAATCTGGCGTGGAAAAGACAGATGACAGAGACATCTTCTTGCCCTTGATGGGAGCTTTCTGTATACTCTGGCTCATACGACCGCCTCCCTTACAGAGCCACGACAACGGTTCCAGACTCGATCTCGTCAGTGAAGTGATTCTCCAGAAATTCCTTGATCGTTTGCCGTGCCTTCAGCTTCCACATGCCGCCGTCGGCCCCGATGAAGCGAATAGACCGCTCGTCCACCCGGATCAGGAAGGTACTCTCCGGCTGTTCCACCTCCTGGAATGTCCGGTAGGGCCGCAGCTTCACGATGGGGCGGATGGCAGCGTTCTCCTGGAGGGAAACACCCTTCTGGGTCACGATGGAGGTTGCTACGCCATTGTCGTTGCGGGTTACCTTCGCTCCCAAAGTGATATCGGAGAGGAGTCTCTGGAGATAGGGGATATCGGTCGTTTCCTGGAAACGGGTCCGCATGGCGACCTGCGCTCTCTCAAAATCCATGGAGGTTTCTTCCTCCCAGCCCGGGACATCCGTGGCAACCGCCTCATAATAGAATTGCCGATGCCAGCAGTTCTCTTCTTTGGGCTGTGCGAAGCACACCACTCTCATGTGAGTGGGAATCGTGATGTAAAGCGGGTCAGCCATCTTCATAGCCTCCGTCTTGACCAGTTTCACCAGGCCGTCCAAACTGTTCAGCGTCAGTGTCTCCGGGTGTTGGATCTTAGGGAGGATCTGTTTGATGTCGCCGTCATGGGTCAGGAGGAAGTGATTCTTTCCGATTTCCTCAACTTTCGGTGCGGTCGTGGTCTGGATATGTTCGATAAATTCTTTCAGCATGGTATTTTGCACTCCTTCATCAAGAGAAATTCACAAGTTTTAGCGTAGGCGGTGTCTCCGTCTCATTCCCGTCCATATCCATCTGTCCGGGGATCTGGGGAACCATCTCCACGATGGTATCGTCACTGGCAACATACAGGGCAGTCGTGACAGGGTTGGTCGCCGCCAGGGTACTCTTAGCCGTGCAGCTCACGGAGATGTTCTGCCGGCTGTCATCCGGCTTCAGCTCCAGCGTGATCACCAGTTTCCGCTTGGCTGTCGGCGAGGTGTTGTAGTCCAGGATGTTCTCCAGGATACGGGTCATCTCATAATCCGCCCTCTCCTGGATGGCACCGCGGGCCATCTGCAAAATGGATTTCTGCGCCTTGCTGTCCATGGGGTTCTCCTTCCTTTTTCACTGGTATTCATATCCGTTGCTGTTCAGCCAGTCCCGCAGGACGATCAACCGGCCCCGCGTATCCCGCACCGTGAAGCGAACGGTCAGAATGTCGTCCATGGATTTCTTTTGAGGAGCTTCGGCGGGGTCCGCCTCCACCGTGGGGACCTCCACCGCCGGAGCGACGGTCGGGGCGGAAATGGCTTCAGATGCTTTCGCAGCCGCGGCCGCCGCAGCCGCCCGTTCCCGGGCCCGCCGCTCTGCCTCTTCTTTCTGCCTCTTGATGGACTCATGCCGATTTTTCACCGTTAGGATAGCGTCGGAAGCCCGGAAGCCGTTCTGCCGGTACTCTGTCATCACCTCGGCAGCGTCCTCCAGACTGTCGATCATGGCGCAATCCCCGGCTACCCGGTCCACAAATTCCTTGGCCGCCTTTTTCAGAGAAGCCATGGAACTGGATAGGTTCACCTTGATGCCGGCGTCCTCCGGACGCAGGAAGTCCACATTGACGCTGGCGATGTACTCTGCTGTCCATGCCTGTAGCTCAGACTCCTTCGCCTGCCGTAGATTGTCCTCCGTCTCATTGATCTTTGCCTTCAGGTTGTCATCGGCCGCATTGAACTTTTGGCTAATATACTTTGAGTAAATCTGCTCGAATCTCTCATAGGGGCCCATAATGGCCTTCTTCACGGCCTTCCGCTGACCCTCCAATTCCCAGAATTGGCTGTTAAGCTCTGCCCGGACCTTCTTCACAGCCTTCACGGTGTCCTCCGTGCAGACCATGGACATGGCCTCGTTCACTTTCGTGTCGATTTCAGCAGAGAGTGCCTTCAACTGCTCCTCGATCACCGGAAGCTGTGTTACCCGGATCAGCTCCCTCTTCTGGTCCTCGCTCATGCGTCATCACCTACCTTCCTGGAGATGGTTTTCAACACTGGCAGGATGCGCTCGTCGATGCGGCTCTCCGGCACATCTACCTCGCTCACCACCGCCTCGCCGTCTCCCTTGTAGGTGGGGACCACCACCCGGTCTCCCACAGAAAGGGGAATGTCCGCATAGTAGCTGTAAGCCCGGGAACTCAGTTCCCCACTCTTACTGCAATAGCGGACATTCACAATCATCTTTCCCATATCTCGATTCCTCCTTGTCAGATTGAAATCTTTTTAACCACAGATCCAGTTGCCTGCCGGCGGTGCCCCATCCGTTTTGGGAAAATCCCTTGTGTGGGCGGGTCTCCTTGCGATAAAGCAGTTCTCCTGCCCGGGATGCCGCCGGAGCGCTCGAACTCCTGCAGTGCCTCTTCACTTACCCGCCACACACCCAGCCGTACCCCTTTGATGTATCCCCGCTGGAGCGCTTCATAGATGACCCGGGTGGATACGCCGTATCTTCGGGCAACCTGCTGGACTGTGTAAAAAATGGCTTCGTGGTCTTCCATACGATCACCTCAACAAAACATCATGCCGAGAAAAATGCTGCCGCAGACGAGCGCCAGAATGCAGGTAAACAGGCAGAAATTCTCATTGCTCTCGCAAACCTGTCTCTGCTTGTCCAACTTGCGTTTGTAAACGGCTCTCAGTCGATCCTCTGCCAGCTGTGCCTCGCTGGCTATGTATTCTTCAAATGGCTTCGTGGTGACTCACCTCTTGCTTCTTCTTTACCACTCCCCGCTTCCCGTGGTATACTTCGACATGAAAGGGGGTGAGTAAATGGAATTTGATGGACTCCGCAGGGTCATGGAAACGGATAGTGTCGTAACAGTTGAAGAAATGCTGCGGAAGGGATGGAAACTGCTTGATACCGCAAGTGGCACAAGAAACGATGGAGAAGCATATTTCTTGTACAGTTTGGGTGAGTTCAGCGATCTATGATTTAGAATGGATCACCGGACACTCGTCCAAGGCAGAATAGGCAGGGCTGGGTTTCCGAGGTCGTGAGGATTGCGATCCAGTTGCCGCTGGAGAGCAGTTTCACGGCCTCGGCCACATCCGTCGTCTCTCTAATCTCCTTGATTTCTGCCAGGACCGCTCTGTTAGTGAAATGGGTCACACATATTCACCTCCTCTGCTCTGGCGGATTCCGCCTGTTTTGAGTATTGTCGGAGCTTCGCTGGCCCCTCCGCATTTTTTGCCTCGATTAGACGCCCATAGCGGTATGCCATAGCGGTCAGATGTTCAATCTCGATGTCCAGAAGTCTTTTCTCCACTCCTATCGGCCCCCTTCCAGATAATCAAAAACCCGCATGAATCAGGCGGCTACCTCGGCTACGCCAATGACCGTAAAAATAAACTCCACACGCTTCCCCCTGTCCAAATCTGAAAATGGCTTGTTCCGCTCGGGTGGGCGCCAGTCATTCTCCCGGGTACGCAAGATCTACCAGTTCCTTCAGCTGTAGAAGGCTGATCTCCGGGTCATGTGCCGCCCGATCCAGAACCAGCTCTTTCAGCTTAGGCCCGGCGCCTTCGAGCACCTTGCGATAGTCCTCGAATTCATAGATCACAGATTTCACATGCGATTCCTCCTTCTTTTGGCTTCATGACAGTCTTTCTTCGGTTGTCTATCATGCTAGACAACAACTTCAAAAAAATATAGTGGTTACCTTTTCGCCGAGCGCATCTGCCAGTTTGGTCAGCGTGCTCGTCATGACGCACTCCGTTCTGTCATTCTCCAAATAGGAGATGATAGTTCGGGAAACGCCGGATTTTGCGGACAATTCTTCCTGCGTGAGGCCCTTTTTCTCGCGAATTTCCTTGAGTCTGGTCTTTATGTTCTCCACCCCCTTTTCGGTTATGGGCATAGTTTAGCATGATGAACGCCATTTGTCAACAAAGGTAAACAAATTTCTTGATTTTTTGTTCACCGCGTTGTATAATCAAATAAACACAATAAAGGAGGTGTCCCCGCGTGACTCTTGGAGAGGTCATTTCCAATTACAGAAAAACGCATAGTATGTCCATGGACAAATTTGCGGAGGCATCCGGCCTCAGCAAAGCGTATATCTCCATTCTGGAAAGGAACCGGACTACCCGCGGGTCTGTTCCGGTCCCTTCCATCGACACGTTCCGCGCTGTGGCAAAGGCGGTGGGCATGGACGTGGATGAACTGATCCGTGCGGTGGATGATAAGATCCGCCTTGGAGCGGAGGCTACGGCCCCGGAGTCCGACCCCTCCGGAGCGGTCGTTCGTCTCGACATCGACCTCCCCCCGCCTTTCCTGACCGGGGACCTTGGCGATGGAGAGACTTCTTTTCCGAAGATTTCCGGACGCGGCGCAGGCAAGTCTAGCCTTGTCAACGCTGTGTTCGATGGAGAGGCGGAGAAGATCGCCCGCCGCTTCATGGACCTGGACGACCACGGCAAGGGCGCCGTCCGGGCCATTCTGGATTTCGAGGAGGCGGCGCTGGTGGCGGAGCGGCGGCAGAACCAGAAGAAGGCCAAGCCCGTGAAGCCTCGCTCTGACGGATTTACGGATGTGAAAGTGTTCGATCAGCCAGCGGCTGCCGGACTTGGAAACTATCTGAGCGATCCTATCTACCACATAGAGCAGTATCCGGCGAACGAGGTCCCTGATGGAACAGAGTTTGGTGTCCGGATTTCTGGTCTAAGTATGTCCCCCACAATTCCAAATGGTGCAACCGCGTTTGTCCAGAGCCGCGGCGCCATCGAACCCGGAAAGATTGGTATCTTCCTGCTCAACGAGGAAGCATACTGCAAGAAACTTGTGGTGGATCGGGAGAAGCAGGAAATTCGCTTAGTCTCCTTCAATCCGGAATATGAAGACCGGATCATCGAGGATGCCGATGTGTTTTCCACTATGGGACTCGTACTGGGATGGTGGCCGCATAACTGATATTTTCAGTTCCTGTTCTCGCCAGATCAGGAACATCCTTACGGTGTATGATGGCGATGCAGGATTTGTCCTGAAAAGAAAAATCGCCCCTCCTGAAGGGGCGTAGACTGAATCACTATTTTTCATATAAAAATAAAAGGACCGCCCGGGAGGCACCCCGGGCGGTCGGCAGAATCATCCAATTGACCACGAAGCCATTCACAATCAAGGGGAATCGTTCTGCGCTAGTAGTATAGCACAGAACTCCCCTGTTGACAAGGAGAGTTTTTTATGGCAAGAAAAGGATACGTTACCCTGACCATGACGCTCCCGAACGGGGACCGAAAGTATTTCTACGGGAAAACTAAGGAGGAAGCTCAGGAAAAATTAGATAATGCCAGAATGATGCTGCGGGCCGGCATTGATATTCAAAACAACATAACCTTCGGTGAGTATGCCCAATCCTGGTACACGATATATAAAAAGCCTGATCTGCGCGAGAAATCCAAGGAAAGCATTGTCAATGCGTTGAATAACCACATCCTCCCCTATCTGAGCGCAGTTCCCCTCCAAGAGATCACCCCCATTGCAATCAAGGGATGCTTAAATCACCTCCAGGACAAAAGCCATAGTTTATACAGGACTGTCCTTCAGGTCCTGCGGGCTATTTTCCTCTGCGCGGTGGATGATCGCATTATTGTAGTGTCTCCCGTACCAAGCAGTCTCAAAGCAAAAGGGAAAGCCGCCCAGGAGAAGGTGCCACTGACACGGGAGCAGGAAAAAATTCTCCTGAACGCCCTGAGTGGAACCAGAGCCCACCTATTGGTGTGGCTGATGGATGTTACTGGAGTGCGACGCGGGGAAGCGTTGGGCCTCATGTGGGATTGTGTGAATGTAACAGACCCAAAGGAAGCTACTATTACCATACGGCGGAACCTGGTTTACTCAAAAGGAAAGGCCGTCCTGGAGGACACTCCCAAGACAGACTGCGGATTCCGGACCATCCCTATTCCCTCCGATCTTGCCGAAACTCTCATTCAGAAGCGGCGGAATACCAACTCATTATTTGTGTTCCCTATGGCAAATGGTGAAATGATGTCGGAATCCTCATTTCGCAGGCTCTGGGAAATGATCAAGGCGAGACGAGTAATAGAAAAAACGGATGTCTCTGAAAACAGCCCTGAAAAAAAGAGTGATGAGAAAAGCGAAGAGAAGCGCGAGGTCAATCGCCACCCGTGGATCGACCGCTGTATCGACTTCGATGTTACCCCTCACCTTCTCCGCCATACTTTCGCTACCAGATGCTTTGAGGATGGCATGGATATCAAAGAAGTTCAGCACCTCTTGGGCCACGCCTCTCCGAATATTACAATGAATATTTATTTGCATTATTGCGAACAGCAACGTCAGAAAGAGACCTTCGATAAGGTACGGGAATCGAAAAAATACCTTACTACCGGATGAATGGTGTGGTACAAATGTGGTACAAGCCAAAAATAAAAATCCTGTACCAACTGCGGCTCTAAGGACGCAAGATCAAACAGTCTGATGCCTACGGACCAGAAGGCCGGGGGTTCGAATCCCTCAGGGCGTACCAGCAAGAAGCCTGTGTTCTCTAAGAACACAGGCTTCTCTGTTTTTCTCCGGTCCTTCCCCCGCTTCGTCTCTGCCCATATCACGCCACAGGCCGGTGAAATTTCAGGCTACTTCTACCATTACTATCAGTTCCTCGCTGCTGTCAGGATGCCGCTGACCGTGTTTACCGCCTGGATCTGGGTGTCTTTGGTGACGTGGGCGTAGGTGTCCAGCGTGAATCCGGCGCTGTAATGGCCCATCATTCCAGAGACTGTTTTCACGTTTCCCCCGTTCTGCCGGGCGATACGCCGCTGGATACGGAGCGTTTTTCTCTGGAAGTCAATGCCTGTCCATTTTAATCCCAACAGCTCTCCCCGCCGCAGGCCGGTTGTCCAGGTCCATGTAGCAGCGTTCATACACGCCGCTTTTCCCGGCCTTCTGAAAAAACGCTGTCAGCTGATCCGGTGTCAGGTCCTTCACCTCCTGCGCTCCACCTTTCGCAGTGTGCGCAGCTCTTGGCCGGGGTTGTTCGGATGAGCGACTGTTCCGCCTCTACTTCCATGGCGGGGGACGGCATTTGGCGAAGATTCCGCACTGTTTTGCATACAAGTCTTTTTGCTTTACAGCGGTTCTCTTTGCTTTGAACGTCCTCCTTTTTCAGCAGCTCTTTATAGAGCCACTGTATCTCCAGAGAGGAATTGCCCGGGCTTCCGGCCAGAGTTATCAAAGAATTGACAGCTGCGGAGGCGGATTGTGTCGGGACAGCTTTCCATCTTTCGATTCAGTATATCAGGCCGCAGCTGGAGCGTCTGGACTGCCTCCGCTTTCATATCCGCAAGCAGCAGGAAGCACAGCAAAGCTGACCGGCAGCACAAACACAAGACTATTTTTCGGGAAGGAATTTTTATGAGGCTCCAGGACAACGCCGCCTTTGCGCCGCTGCGCTGCGTTTTGGCCGGATTTTTCAAAAGCATCTCCCATGCGCCGTCCAGATCTGTGTCTGCCTGGGGCTGAGTGCTGTTCCTTGCATCTGGAATTTCCGGATGGCGGAAGCGCAAATGACGGCTTTCAATCTGCGGAGTCTTTCCGTCGGTACAGGGTGAGCGTGTACATCGGAGCCGTTGGCTCGCCCTTCCATCCAGAGCCAT